AGGCGGCGGAAGTGGTATAATCAGGGCAAGGATCGGCAGAGGGAGGCGAGCATCATCCCGTCGTTAGCAAGGCAGAGTGTCCGTTAGCAAATCGGGCTTGTTTGTCCCACTGGTCTGAAGACGTACAGAAACGTTATCGTCGGCGGTGCGTTTAGCCAAGTAGATGGAATTGTATCCCATAACATTGCGTTGTGGGACGGCGAGAACTGGACTGCTATGGGAAATGGAGTAAATGGAGCAGTAAGGTGCCTGGCGGTATACAATGGAAACGTCGTCTGTGGGGGGGATTTTACTGTCAGTGGTGAGAGCGTTGTTAATCATATCGCAATTTGGGATGGGAACATTTGGAGAGATATTGGTGAGGGGACTAATGGGACTGTGTACGCGATAGTAGCGCAGGGACAGTTATTGTATGCGGGCGGGGAATTTGATATCGCAGGGGATCTGGAAGTTTCAAATATCGCTCGATGGGACGGTGTCAATTGGATGGCGCTAGACCATGGACTAAATAGTAGCGTGTTCGCATTGGCGTCGTACGACGGAAATATGATAGCGGGAGGCGACTTTTGGAAGCAAGGGGGCGGTGGGGGCCCGCATTACAATTATATCGCGAGTTGGAACGGCTTACAATGGGAGGCGCTGGCGAATGGATTGGGACACGCTGTAGATGGAGGTGTATACGCGCTTGTGGTATCAGGAAACGATTTAATTGCCGGGGGTACGTTTGATCTGAGTCAAGGCGAGAATGTTGCGAAATGGGACGGATATTCGTGGAGCGCTCTAGGAACGGAACTAGTGCATCGTGTATCTGCGCTGGCGATTTGGGATGGACAGATTGTGGCTGGTGGAGACTTTGATCACGGAATTGACCCGTCAATTCGCGGAGCGGCGTATTGGGACGGAGTACATTGGAATGCGCTTGGTGCCGACGTTAGCGGAGAGATATATACGCTTACGGCGAGTAATCATGGGCTATATGGTGGGGGAGATTTTGAAGCAGCGGGAAATGTATTTGCACGCCATATCGCTAGATGGATTTGCCAATTGTCGCCTATCGGAGTTACGCTGGATTATGGCGACGACACAATTTCCCATGCGTTGGATATGACGGTACGCTGCGTACCGAATCCATTCAATCCGAGCACGACAATCGTCTATGAAGTCCCAACTGCGACTTCAGTAGGGCTACAAGTGTTCGACCTGCGCGGTCGATTGGTGCGGACGCTTGTGGACGACTCGGTGATCGCCGGTCGCCACGAAGTCCAGTGGGACGGCCGCGACAGCAATGGCCGCGAGCTCCCGAGCGGCGTGTATTTTTCTCGGCTCGAGGCGACGGGCCAAATCGCACACGGGCGGATAACGTTGGTCCGATAGAAAGAGTGGTTCGGCGATCCCGAGCCCGCTGGCCGCGATGCTAGCGGGCTCAGGGTTGCTTGCCTCTTCGCGAACATTGCCATTCGTTACATGACAGACTATCCTCTATCGGTAACGTAGTCATGTTACCCATCCCAAGGAGTCCGAAATGCCCAGACGCCCCCGCGTGAACCCCGCCAACTTCACTGTCGCCGAACTGAAGGCCATGCTGGAGGCCAAGACTCGTATCGACGAGCTCGAAGCGCAGCGCGATGAGCTGGTGAAGAACCTGAATGCTGTCGAGAAGGAACTCGCGTCGCTGCTGGCTGGCGTGAAGTCCAGTAGGGGGAAGACCGGGGGACGCAAGAGGACGGTCGCGAGGCGAGTCGCCAAGACGGCCGCGGCGAAGCGCGGCGCCAAGAAGGCCGGTCGCAAGGTCGCCGCCAAGGCTTCGAAGAAAACCGCCCCCGCCAAGGGCCGCGCCACCATCGAGTCCGTCGTCGTCGACCTCCTCAAGAAGGCCGGCGAGCCCGTGGTCTTCCAGGACCTCCTGGCGACGATCAAGAAGCAGAAGCTCGTCAAGACCAAGTCGGCGAACTTCGCGAACGTCCTGCGTCGGACGCTGTCGACCTCCAAGGCGGTCAGGCGGGCGGGGAGGGGCGTCTACCGGGTCTAGTAGGCGAGGACTGGGCGTGTCCCTATTTGACCTCTTTCAGAGCCCTCCAGGTGCTGCGACTCGGCTTCAGCCCGGCGGTTCGCTGCTGCCGGGCTTTCCTGTCTACCCAGGTTTGCCGACGCGGTTGGCACCCTCCGTTTTCGAATTCCTGTTTCGCTGCTCCGGGCCGCGGTGCTAGGATTCCTAGGTCTGCGCAGCTCCTGGGGGAAGGGGGGCGCCGCTTCCCGTTCCAGTCGAGCAGATGCCGGTACGACCGCCGCGACGCGTTGGCGCCGTCTCGATCGTGCTCATCACTGGTATTCCACGTCCAGTAGTGGGGGAATCTGCATGGCCAAACGCCGACCGAAGAACAACGACACGACCGCCGACCTCGGATTTGAGACAAAGCTCTGGCATGGGGTGGGTGCAGTTTCCGCTCCCCGTCCTTTGCCTGACGTGGCATACTGAATCGAGGACGGTGTTGCCCGTATAACGACGGTCGACTGGAGCGATGCGTGTCGGAAAACGAGTGCAAGCCCAGCAATATTCTCTACTACGGAGACAACCTCGATGTCCTCCGACGGCATGTCAAAGATGAGTCCGTCGAGTTGGTCTACCTCGATCCGCCCTTCAACTCGAACCAGAACTACAACGTCCTCTTTGCCGAGCAGAACGGAAGCCGCGCTGCTGCGCAGATCAAGGCGTTTGAAGACTCTTGGCGATGGGATCAAGAGTCCGCGCGTGCCTACGAGGAGACGGTCGAGTCCGGCGGTCGGGTCTCTGACGTTCTCCGGGCATTCAGGGTGTTCCTTGGCGAGAGCGACATGATGGCGTATCTCGCCATGATGGCGCCGCGACTCTCAGAGCTGCGCCGAATCTTGAAATCCACGGGTTCGATCTATCTGCACTGCGACCCGACAGCGAGTCACTACTTGAAATTGTTGATGGACGCGATCTTCGGCCCCCAGAACTTCCGCAACGAATTAATCTGGGTTCGCACCAACGCTCGTAGTACGGCTGGCCAGTTCCCGCGCCTCCACGATGTCATTCTTTTCTACTCGAAAAGCGACAGTTATACGTATCACAGTGTGCGGGTTTCGGCGGAGCCCGGTCGAATGCCGCACACCTTGATAACAGGGCCAGACGGACTCAAATACCAAACCTACGAGCTGACCGCACCGGGTATGACACGGGACGGGGATAGCGGGAAGCCATGGCGCGGCCACGATCCATCTGCAATGGGTCGCCATTGGGCAAATACGTCGCGAGTGATGGACGAATGGGACGACCGTGGGCTGATTCACTGGCCCAAGGGCGGAGGGTTCCCACGCCGACGGGCGGCCGAACCATTTTCTCATGCGACCCGCCAGACCGTTGTGGGCGACGTCTGGACCGACATCGACCGCCTCAACCAAACGGCGAAAGAGCGGCTTGGATACCCCACGCAGAAGCCGGTATCTCTCCTTGAGCGTATTCTCGAGGCCAGTAGTGCACCGAACGAAACTGTACTGGATCCGTTCTGCGGCTGCGGTACGACGATAGCTGCAGCGCAGGCGTTGGGAAGGTGCTGGATCGGCGTCGATATAACACATCTTGCAATTACCCTCATCCGACATCGCCTGCGGGATTCCTTCGGCACCGATGTGGAGAAGACCTACCGCGTCGTGGGTGAGCCCGTATCTGTGCCCGACGCACTGGTCCTGGCTGAGCAGGACCCCTATCAGTTTCAATGGTGGGCTCTTGGACTCGTGAACGCTCGGCCAGTCGAGCAGAAGAAGGGAGCCGATAAGGGTGTCGATGGAAGACTCTACTTCCACGACGACCCGCGTGACACGCGGACCAAGCAGATTATCCTATCGGTCAAGTCGGGTCACGTCACGGCTGCACACTTACGAGATCTTCGTGGCGTTGTCGAGCGCGAAAAGGCCGAAATCGGCGTCCTCATCTCGATGCGGGAGTTCACAGCTCTGATGCGCAAGGAGGCGGCGTCGGCTGGGTTCTACCATTCTGAAACGTGGAACCGGGATCATCCTCGACTTCAGCTACTGACAATCGCCGACTTGCTCGAAGGGAAGGGCATTGACTACCCACCGTCCCGTCAGGTGGACCGGACCTTCAAGAAGGCGCCAAAGCCCAAGACGAAACGCGGCGAGACGCCAAAACTCCCCTTCTGAGCGGGTCGCTAGATCCGCTTCGAGGCTGCAAATGAGATCGGTGCCGGGGGAGCGCGCATCTCATGGCCCGGAGAGGCGACGCTGACTGTGCTGGAACAAGACGAGGTGTTATCGGAGGGGTGGGCGACGGCGTGACTGAACCGATTACAATCGAGGCTGAGATGAGCGGCGAAGAAACCCGTGAGCAACATTTGCAAAACTATTTTAACTGGCGAAGCCAATGCACGGTAGCAGAATATAAGTTGCTGGAAACGGCCTGCCGCTTAGAGGAGAGGTATTTTGCCGACCTGCGACTAATCGCTCCGTCAGTACGCCGGAGGTTGTTACGATATGAGGTGCAGATGGAGGGGAAGTGGCTTACTACTGAAGGAGATCCTCCAGATGTTTCCATTGTAGAGTGGATCTTTCGGATCGTAGATACCATAGAACAGAGCAAGGACTGCCTCGGCCTGTGCGATTATACGTCTAGAGCCATCTACATTGCATCCAGCCTCAATGACGAAGACCGCCGAGGAACATTGCTGCACGAATTGATCCACGCTTACGAGTTTCAGCTACAATACGAAATGAGAGAGTGGCTCGCGTTGGACCTGTATCGGCGATTGCTAAGGCGAATGTCCGCAGCGAAGGTGCATCGATACATGGACGCGAACAACCACGGTTTATTCCTTGTGGGAGGGCATGGAGTTCTCTTCCTCTTGAAGTCGCTTGAACTGGATATGCGGTTGAAGTGGAAGCCGGGGACGGTGTTCGGATACGGTCGCGACGACTACTTCGGCGAGAAACCGAGGTGACTGAGACACCGCATCATCACTGGGTAACGACTCGGCTCACCCTCGCCCTCGACACCCCGCACCGCCGAGCGACGGAGGCCAGGTCGGCGAACGTGCCGCTGGCGATCCCGGCGTCGATGACCCGCGCCAGGGCGATCCTCTGCAACCAGCGCTCCTCCCGGTCGCGGCGGAGGGCCTCGGCCCGGATCTCGGGGTCAACGACGGGCTTCTCAGCCGCTACTGGCCGCGCCGGCCTCAGGTCCACGTTCAGCTCGACACGCATGCGGTGACCTCCTTCCTCAACCCGTGATCCGGTAGGGGAAGAGCGGGCAGCCGGTGGACGAGCACTCACGCACGCCGGTGCGTGATCCGCCCATACACTCCAGGCAGTGTTGCCGGATAGCGTCGCGCCTGCGCCGTTGTGGTTTCGTACGTTTTGTGCTCGTGTGTGATTCTTGCCGAGTTTCGGGTCGAAAATCGCTCGGGACGCTGGGGGGTGTACTGGACCCCTCCCCGGCGGCGATCGTTCGTCCTGGGTCCGGGAACTGCCGATTATCGGCACTTCCTGGGAAGCCCGGCGCGGTGTCCTGGGTCGACTGTCGTGCGGGGTCACTCATAAAGGTTCCTTCCTACTAGATTCACGCCGTCACCATCGTGGTGGCGGCATCCACTTCGTCGGCCAAGGCGCTGATGCCGGTCGGCCGAAACTCGATCGCGAGCTTACCCGTCCGGGCGTCGTGCTCGATCCGCTCGACGAGCAGCTGGATGACGCGGGCCTGCTCGACGGGGTAGAGCACGTCCCAGATGGGGTCGAATAGGGAGAGCGCCTTCCGCAGGTCGGCCTCGTCCACGGCGTCGGCGTCGAGGCCGGCCAACTCCTGCGCAACCTCCGCGAGCCGCCGCTCCAGCTTCTCGGCCTCTGCCTCGAGCTCAGCGATACGCGCGCCCACGGACGCGCCACGTTCGCCCACGGCGAGCGCGTCCAGTAGTGAGCGAATGTCTGCGCGGACCTTCTCCAGGCGGCGGCGTAGGCGCTTCTGTTCGCCCACGAGCGCGGGACGCCTGGCTTCCCTACTGGACTTCACCTGCGCCAAGGTGGCCCGCTGGAGTTCCCGGTCCTGGCCGATGACGCGGATCTGCTGGACGATGATGTCTTCCAGCTTCTGGGCCGAGATCGTGGGGCAGGGGCAGGTGGCGTAGCCGTGCTTCTGCGCCGATACGCACGTGTAGTATCTGAAGACCTTCTGCCCGCGCCTAGCCGTAGACGGCGTCATGGCCGCGTTGCAGGCCGCGCAGCGAACCAGACCCTTCAGCAGGTAGCCGTACTTGTTCCCGTTCGGCCCGCCGGCCCCGCTGCCGTTCTTCCTGAGCAGGTCCTGGACCCGCTGGAAGGTGATGTCGTCGATGATGGCCGGGTGCTCGCCGTCGTAGAGCTCGCCCTTGAGCGTCAGCTTGCCGGCGTAGGTCGGGTTCTTGAGCAGGTAGTTCACGCTGCTCTTGTTGAACGGCTGTCCGCCTACCCGACGCCCAGTCTTGGTCACGTGCTCCTTCGTCGTCCACCCGCGACAGTTGACCTCCTCGACGACCTCCGAGACGGACTGGTCGGCGAGGTACAGCCGGAAGATCTCGCGGACCATCTCGGCGCCCTCGGGGTCGATCTCCAGGCGGCCGCCGCCAGGAGCCACCCGGTAGCCCAGGATCGGGATGCCGCCCGTCCACTTCCCCTTGCGCCGCGCAGCGTGGATCTTGTCTCGCGTTCTGTCAGCGATCGTCTCCCTCTCGAACTGCGCGAAGGTCGCCAGCAGCCCCATCGTCAGGCGGCCCACGGCAGTGTCGGTGGCGAACGCCTCGGTCACGCTGACGAACGCGACGCCTGCGGCCGTGAACCTGTCCATCAGCTTCATGAAGTCCGATAGGGAGCGGGAGAGGCGATCGAGACGGTAGGCCACGACCACGTCCACGCTCCCCATCGCGATTGCCGCGAGAAGCCGCTGTAGAGCCGGTCGGTCGACGGTCCCGGCTGAGTAGCCAGAGTCGTCGAAGTGCTCGTCGAGGAGGACCCAGCCCTTGCCCGCCTGCGACTTGATGTACGCCTCGGCCATCTCGCGCTGGTTGTCGATCGACGTGAACTCGCCCTGCGCCTGGTCGACGGTGCTGACGCGCGTGTAGATCGCGCAGCGGACCTGCTGGACCTGCTGCTTACCGTGGGGAGCCATCGCTCCGTCCGTTCGGCTTGGGCTCCTTGCGGAGTCCGAAGAACAGTGGCCCGTTCCACGACGTGCCGGTGACCTCGCGGGCGACGGCCGAGAGCGAGCGGAACACCCGGCCCTCGTACTCGAACCGCCCGCCGTCGAGGATCTTCACGGCCACCTGCTGGCCCTTCCACTCGCGGGTGAGCACCGAGCCGGGCTTCGGCAGTCGGCGATCGTGGGGGCGGCTGGGGGCCTTCGGGGCAGCCTCCTTTCGCCTGCCGCGACCCGCGTTCGGGAACCACTTCTCCGGCGGCATCGCTTCGTACTCGCGCATGTATGCCTGGACCCGGGCCTCCTGATCGGCGGTGAGCTTCGGCAACAGGTCCGCCTGTAGCTTCCAGGCGAGTCGCTTGATCATGTAGATGCGATGCCGTTGCCGGGTCTCCTCGCCGAAGACCTCCTTCCAGCGGATGCGCAGCTGCGCAACCGACATCGAGTCGAGTGCCTTGACCTGCGCGGCGATCGACGGGCTCACTCCGCCGCCTCCCCGCTACTGGACTCCGTGAGGCCGAAGAACACGGGGCCGCTGATCTGATAGCCCACGATGTGGCGGGCGAGCGCCGAGATGCTCCGGTAGGTCTCGCCCTCGTACAGGAAGCCGTCGGCGGTGACCTTCACCTTGATCTCCTTGCCCTTGAACGTGCGGGTCAGCGTGGTGCCGGGCTCGAGGTCGTACTGCTTGCGCTGGCGGCCGTCGGTCGCGGGGGCAGCAGGCTTGCGCCCGCGGCGCCTCGGCTTCGTGTTCTTGGCGATGAACTCCGCGGCGGCGTCGGCGAGGCCATCGGCGACTCCAGTAGCGGTCTGCGTCGGCGCTTCGAACACGGCGACGCGGGTCTTCCGGCGGGAGCTCCGCTTGATGGCGGTCTTCTTGGTGGCCTTCGCGGCTTTCTTCGTGTTGCGCTTGGTAGCCATGTCGGTATCTCCTTCCGCGCGCCTAGCGGCTGCGCACGACGGTGATCTGGTACTCGGTGTGGTCGTTGAGCCGCAGGATGAATCCGGCGTCCCGGGTCAGAACCCCGGCCTCCTCGTAGGTCGAGACTCCCTCGATCTCGGTCAGGAAGCCGTCGTCCTCGGTGAACTCGTCGGGGTTCAGGAGGTCGTGGATCGCGCGGGCGATGTCGTGGGTGTCGTACATTTCGGTGCCTCCTCTAGAGCCCGAAGCTCCGGGCCAGTTGTTCGCTCTCGGTCGTACCGGCGGCCGCGACGCAGTCGAGCGCCGTCTTGACCTCGGCGGTGAACCGGGACCGGGAGAGGCCGTCGAGAGTCGAGTGCTCGAGGCGCATCCACGCCTCGACGTGCCGGGGGTCGGCGGCGCCGATGCGGCCCATGGCAGCCATCTCTTCGCGGATCGCCTGTTGGTAGTAGTTCATCGTTAACCCCTTTCTGTGGAATGACTTGCGGCTATCGCCGCGTCACATACATCACTCCACGGGCGGGGGGTATCAAGGCGACAGAGAGCCGGGAGGGCAGATAGATGAGGCGGATCGTGCTGGAACTTGGCTTCTGCGCTGGTTTTGGCCAGGAGGCGCTCGTATCCAACGGCGAGTATCAGCGCGATCTCCAACGCGACGGGCGATGTCTGGCCGTCCGCAACGGTAAAGCTTTTGTTTAAATGCGTTTCCGCACGGTGGCGCTCTTGCGGCGCACTCCCCGGCGCGGTCCGGCGTAGCTGCTCCATACATTCCTACTACCGGAAACGCGCGGGAAATGGCGGAGCGATGGTGACCTATATGGTAATTTCGCTTGATTTTCGTTTGGAACGATGTAGAAAATCCGCCGACCGCCCAGACTCGCACCAGCGACATCAAGGAGAACTATGATGGCAGATTCCGACAGACGCGAGGCGACCACCGACCAACCGAGTTCGGCGGCCCCAGTACGAACCAACACTGGAGATACGAGCTTCCAGGTTGCCGAGGGCGTTGCTTCGGCTATCTCCGCGGATCGGATTACGAGCATGCAACTCAATAGCCGTGCCGACGAATCGGCCGCCTCGTCAGGGTCGGCAGGGGGATCGTCCGACCGCAAGGAACTGACGGTCAGTAGTTCGATCAGTGCCGTTCAGATCGTGAGTATTGATGTTGCCGAGTCTGCAGGAAACACAGTAGCGCAACCGGCAGCGAGTGCCGGGAACGACGCTGGTACAAGTGGCAGCAATGATTCCACAGAAGGCTAGCAACACATGCCCAAACGCGCGACGAGCGAGCAGTCATTCGTATTTGCGGTAGTGGTTCCTGGGCCGAGCCTCAAACTTCACGAGTTCGTGAAGGAGCGCATATTCGAACTCGGAGAATCGAGCTGCCTCGCTGTCTGGTGGCGCTTGATTGGTCATCCGGCAGTCGCTGATCCGATCTACAAGAGCTTACGGTCTCCAGCGCTGGTTCGCCGGGATGCAGCCGACGCGAAAACGTATCGTCGCTTGTGTGAGCAAGCTGGCAGCGAGGATCTCTATCAGCGAGGCGAGTACTTCAATCTCGCCAGGATGTACGATCTACGCGAAGATCAGCTGCCGGCCGTGGTGTTCGTAGCCCACCCTGCAATCAACCAGCACGCCAAGCTCCTGCTCGCCCCGTCGGCGTTCGAGACGGGGGAGCGGTTGCGTACGCTGGCGTGCTTTATCTACGACGAACTCGGCGAGAGACGCATACTCCAGTTCGCGGAGGACGGCGTGTTCACGGCCGATAGTATGGCCCGGTTGCAGAAGCACCTGGACCAGGTCGGCCGGGCAATCGCGCGCTCGATTGCTAAAGGCACGCCGGTATCCACGCAAGCCTGGAACACGTACCTTCGAATCGCGGGTCTTGAGGAGCGCGAGGATCCAGCGATTCGGACGGCAGCGACCGCCTGGCGTCGCCACGGCAGCCTGTATCTTCGGACCGAAACCAATGGAGCCGTCGACGGGGAGGTCGAGTTCCCGCTTTACGAAGGGAAGTCGACGCTTCAGATGCGTTTGATGTGGCAGCTTCTGCTTGCGTGGCCGCGCGGAGTGGCCTTCCGTGACCTCGCAGAAGATCTCTACGCTCGGCGGTTTCAGGCTGCGCTTCGAGACAATGACAGAGACGCTCTGGCGGCAGTTGCGAAAACTCTACGTTCGCTCATCAGCGATATCCGATATGCCAAGCTCGAAAAGAACGGAATCAATCCGGAGATTCTCCCGGCACCAGGAAGGACGTCATTCAATCAACGTACGCTACGCCTACAGCTGATGAAGCTGGACCGACTGCGACTAGGCCGCCCCTTAAAGCCGCGGTCGTAGACTGCACGGTCGTTGCCAACCGTTTACCCGACCATCTGAATGAAGCCGCGCTGTCCAATAGGGAAAGCGTGGCCGTTTTTTTTCTCTGCAAAACCTGCGGTAAATCCTCCGCCTGATCGACCTACGCCGCTCGCGCTGTCCGACCGACAGTATCGCGCACGGTGATGGATCCGCGCGTGCCAACTCTCCTCACAACCAGCGCAGAGTGGGCTCACCCCGATCCCTTGTTCGACCGATCCGGTCCCGACCAAGTCGCGCGTGACACGTGCCTGGATCGCCAGCGTACCGCAGACGGTCTCGCCCGTAACTTCCATCGGCATAACAATCTGCGGAAGTCAGTCCGTGGGTTAAGGCGGGTACCGTTGCCAAGAACTGCTCGAGGGATCGAGCGACCACTCTCGTGGAGATCATTCTGCCCCGCCCCTCTCCAGGAGTGGCTCTGAACGCCGAAAGGCGGGAAGGAGCCGCAGCCATGTTGGAAGAAGAAGCGGGATTCGCTACGTGCCTGATTCGCAAGATGGCGCACAGGATGATCGGCACCGCGGGCTTCATCGAAGCAGACCGCCACGATCTTCAGCAGGATCTCTGGCTCGATCTCCTCGAACGATTCCCGAAGTACCGACCGGACCGAGGTCACGTCCGCGCCTTCATCGCGCGAGTCGTGAAGAACAAGGCCGCGTCGATCCTCGCGGCGCGTCGAGCCGCGAAGCGGAACGGTGATCTGAGAATGCGATCGTTGGACGAGGAGTTCGACGATGAAGACGGAGAGCCCACCGAGAGACACGAAACGATCAGTGTCGATGACTACCTGCGACGTACTCGCGGTATCACGCGCTCTCAATCCGAGCGCCAAGATCTCGCGATCGATATCCGCCGCGTCATCGCGAGTCTTCAACCTCACGAGCAAGTCGTGTGTCTGCTCCTCATCGATCGAGACGTGTGCGATGTGGCCAATGTGATCGGACTGCCGCGCTCGACATTGCGGGATCTGATCAGGCGTCTGCGCCAAGCACAGGAAGTAGCAAGCTACGAAAAATACTTGGAGTGACGTCCGCCATTTCGCCGGGATTTCCGGTAGTAGGTAAGTAGGACCCACGAGTGCGGTGAGCGTGCCTTGCCGCACTCGATATCGAGAGAGGTGAACAAGGATGTCGTGCGAATTCTACAGCTACACCTTCCCCCTGGAAACGGACATGGCCGAGGTGGAGGAGGCGCTCCTGTTGGCGACGATGGCGGCGGAGGGCCTGCACGGCCGCGCGCGAATCCAGCTCGACGCTGACTTCACGTGCGACCTGGATTCTCGTAGGGCCGTCATCGCCGGCGGCAACGAGGTAGGCGAGACCATTGCGAGGATCTTCACCGCACTGCTCGCCTCCACGATCGGGGAGCGGGCATTCACGGTCGAGCGGTCCATGAAGGCGGAGTGCGTATGACCGCCCCGACGTCGAGTCAGAGCGGCAGCCCATTCCGTGCCGCGGAAACGTCCAACCGCCGACTCAAGCTCTTTCTCTGGGGCGACTCTGGCGTTGGTAAGACCACGCTAGCGCTCAGGTTCCCGAGCCCGGCGGTTGTAGACCTCGAGGGCGGCACCGAGCACTACGGCGGCGCGTTCAAGTTCGAGGTCCTCAAGGCCACCACGGCAGACGAAGTCGCGGCCGCGGTCGACTGGCTACTCACCCACAAGCATCCCTACCGGACGCTCATCGTCGACCCGGTGACGCTCTACTGGGACGCCCTGCAGCGCAAGTGGACCGACATCTTCCTGCGCCGCAACAAGGGCTCCAAGGGCCACCACGGCGACTACTACGACCTGCAGCCGCGCGACTGGCAGGTCGTGAAGGCCGAGTTCAAGGAGTTCATCCGCAAGCTCATCCAGCTCGACATGACCGTCGTCGTCACTGCGCGAGAGAAAGCACAGTACGCGGACGGCGGATTCATGAGGGTGGTCGGTACGACCTTCGACGGCGAGAAGTCCCTGCCCTACCTGTTCGACACCATCCTGCGGCTGTACCGGGACGAGACCGGCCGGTTCATGGCCGAGAACATCAAGGACCGGACCAACAAACTCCCGCGCGGACACTTCGAGGTCAGCTACCAGCTGTTCGAAGCGCGGATCGGCACGGAGTCCCTCGACCGCGAGGCCGAGCCCCTGCGCCTGGTGACCCCCGAGCAGCTGGCCCGCCTCGGACACTTCATCGCCGTCTCCGGTATGTATCCCTCAAAGGTCTCCGAGCGCTTGCAAGCGTACGGCGCCAAACGCCTGGAGGACCTCACCGAGGAGAACGCCAACCTGATCCTCGCCAAGTTCGAGAGTGCGGCCGCGGCCAAGGTGGCGGCGGCCATGGACCATCCAGTAGGAGAGTGAACCATGCCCCGGATCGACTTCAGCAATGTGGACGGGATCGCCAGCTTCGCGCCGGTTCCCGACGGCGAGTACACCTGCAAGATCAGCGACATCGAGACCGACACCACCCGCGCGGGCGACGAGATGTGGCGGCTGCGCCTTGCGATCGAGGGCGGCGAGCACGACGGTCGCCTGCTTTTCGACAACCTCGTCTTCAGCCCCAAGGCCATGCCCCGGGTCAAGCTCCTGTGCGAGAGCCTCGGCCTCGACGTCACGGGCGTGGTGAGCCTCGAGCCCGCGGCGCTCCTCGGCCGCACGGCGAGGGTCACCGTCTACATCGAGGAGTACGTCGACGAGCACGGCACGGCCAAGGCCCGTAACAGGATCCCGTTCGATGGTTACCACGCGGTCGGGGCGAGTGATGACGACTGCCCGTTCTGACCCGAGTCCAGTAGCGGTGGAAGCGGCGCTCGCGGGTGGGTTCACCATCGTGGTCGACACCCGCGAGCAACAGCCCTATGCGTTCGACGGCGCCGTCATCAAAGGCTTGCCTTCAGGCGATTACTCGATCCTCGGCCTGGAGGATCGGGTAGCCGTCGAGCGCAAGTCGAAGCCGGACGCGTACGCCTCGCTCGGTCGAGGCCGCGCCCGGTTTCGGCGGGAGGTCGAGCGGCTGGCTGTGCTCGACTACGCCGCGATCGTCATCGAGGACACGGTCCCTGGCTTCCTGCGCCGGCCGCCGCATTCCCAGATGAGTCCCCGGGCGGCGATCTCGACCCTCCTGAGTTGGTCCGTGCGCTATCGGATCCCGGTGTTCTTCGCCGGCGACCGGACGCATGGGCGGGCTCTCACCCAGAAGCTGCTCGTGATGTACTGGCGCCATCGCCGGGAGGTCGCTCGTGTCTGCGTCCAGTGATCGGTGGGCCGAGTACAAGGCCCAGGTCGAAGCCAGGCTCGACTACCGGAAGATCTTCTCGGAGATCCAAGGCGCCAAGCCGTCGGGCAACGGCCACCTGGTCGGGCTGTGCCCGTTCCACAAGGACAGCAATCCGTCGTTCGGGTACGACACGAAGACAGGCGCCTGGGAGTGCTTCAGCGGCTGCGGCAAGGGGTCTGCGTTCGACTACCTGATGCAGAGGTCCAGTAGGGGGTTCAAAGAGGTCCTGGTCGAACTCGGCGAAGGTCTCGGCCTCCCGCCGCCCTCGGACAACGGCGACGGCACCGGACAGGTCGTCTACTCGTACCGCGACGAAGCCGGCACGGAACTCTTCCAGGTCGTCCGCGCGCCGGGCAAGAAGTTCTGGCAGCGGCGGCCGAACGGAAGCGGCGGCTACATCAACGGCCTTCGGGACGTGCGCCGCGTGCTGTACCGCCTGCCGGAACTGCTCGCGCATCCGAATGACACGGTGTTCGTCGTCGAGGGCGAGAAGGACGTCGAGCGGTTGCGCCTGGAAGGGCTCCTCGCCACCACGAACCCCGGTGGCGCCGGGAAGTGGCGGCAGGAGTACGGCAGCCACCTCGCTGGCCGCGACGTCGCGATCCTGCCCGATAACGACGAGCCGGGGCGCCGCCACGCCGAGCAGATGGCGCGATCGCTCCAGGATGTGGCGGCAACGATCAAGATCGTCGAGCTACCAGATCTGCCGGACAAGGGCGACGTCACCGACTGGCTCGCCGCCAGGCACACCGCGGCCGACCTGCAGAGTCTGATAGGGGGAGCAGACGTCTGGCAGCCGCCCGCGCAACCGCGCCCGCAGATCATGGTCAGCGACCGGCAGTTCGTCGACCTGATCGGCGAGACCTGGCGGGTGCTCCTTGCGGCGAACGATCCGCCGCAGCTGTTCATCTCGGCCGGCCAACTCGCGAGACTGGTGAACGGCGAAGGCCCGCCTCGGATCCAGTACCTCGAGGAATCGAGCGGGTACGGGATTCTCGCCCGTACCGCCGACTGGACCGCCAGACGGGGCAGGTCGATAGTCGATGCCCGGCCGCCCAAGGACGTCTCGCGCGACATCGTGGTCAATCCCCACCCGGACCTGCCGGTGCTCGACGGAATCCTGGGTACGCCGGTGTTCCTGCCGAGCGGCCAGTTGTTACGCGAGCCCGGATACCACCCCGACGCGCGCTTCTGGCTCCACCTCGACGAACAACTCGCGACACTCGAGGTGCCGGAGCATCCCACCGACCAGGACGTCACCGACGCGGTCGATCTCCTGTGTGGCGAGCTCCTCGTCGACTTCCCGTTCAAAGCCGAGTCCGACCAAGCCCATGCCCTGGCGGCGCTCATCCTGCCATTCGTGCGGCGGATGTTCCTGGGTCCCACGCCGATCCACTTGATCGAGGCGCCGACGCCCGGGTCGGGCAAGGGGCTCTTCGCCGACCTGGTCTCCCTGATCGCCCTCGGCCGACCGTGCGAGTCGACGACCATCACGCGCAGCGAGGACGAGTGTCGCAAGAAACTCACGGCAATCCTCAGCCGCGGTCATCCTGTCGTCGCGCTCGACAACATCCAGGGTGGGGTCGACTCGGCGCAGATCGCGTCCGCGATCACGGCGGAGATCTGGTCGGATCGGGTGCTCGGCAAGACCCAGATGGTCGACTTCCCCAACCGCGCGGTCTGGATGATGACCGCCAACAACCCGAAGCTCTCGATGGAGATCGCCAGGCGCTGCGTGCGCATCCGCCTTGAACCGCCCGAGGAACATCCCTGGGAGAGGACCGGGTTCAAGCACCATCCGCTACGTGACTGGGCGCGGGACCATCGCCGCGACCTCGTCCAGGCGATCCTGACGATCGTGCAGAGCTGGCTCACCGCGGGACGTCCAGTAGGGTCGAGGACTCTGGGCTCGTTCGAGAGTTGGGCGCAGACACTGGGCGGCATCCTCCGCAATGCCGGCATCAAGGAGTTCCTGCAGGACACCGACGAGTTCTACGCCGAGGCCGATCCGGACTCGGGCGAGTGGGCGACGTTCGTCGAGGTGTGGTGGGAGAAGTACGAAACCAGACCCGTCGGCGTGCGCGATCTACTGACCTTGGCGGACGAGCACGACCTGGTGGGGTTCGCTTACGCGGCGAAGACCGAGGCGGGGCAACGCCAACGCTTCGGCCGGGCGCTCACCGGATTGCGCGGCCGCAGGTTCGGCGACCTGGAGGTCACGGTCGGTTCGAACTCCGATAGGAAGGTCAATGCGTACCGGGTGCGCGCCGTAACAAGTGATCTCTTTGACGACAAGGAACCGTTCTGATGATCAAGTTTTACGGGGTTTCACGGGGTTTGGTACGGGGTTTGTTTTTGGGAAACCCCGTGCCTTATCCTGTAGTCAAATATGGAGTTATCTCCGTTACGGGGTTTTACGGGGTTTCTTCTTACCTTTACGCGCACGCGCGCGCACGCGCGCACGCGCGCACGTGTAGAGTGATTGAACTCGAAACCCCGGGAAACCCCGTAAACCTCCCTAACCTTCTATTCGACAAGAAGATGACGCACGGGGTTTTGGATTTCGCAAACCCCGTAGTTCCCCGTAAAGCACGGGGTTTCGATCGCGACCGCGCCTCCTCCGCACTATTGGACCCCGATACCGCGGATCGCCGCACGATGGTGCTGACTACCGCGCCCTCTACCATCGCGTCCGGCCCGACCTCGGCGACCACGATCACGTTTCCCGCAGCCATCGCGATCCCCGAGGGCTGCCGCGCCCTCACGATGCAACTGGAACAGGAGGACAGTCATGCTGACGCGACTCTACCGGGTCCTCGCGAACGCCCCGCTCAACCCGTTCTGCGTGATCGCCGCCCTGAACGGATTCACGATCGGTCTGTTGATCGTCATGTTGAAGGAGTTGCGGTGAGCGCTATCGAAGCAACGAACAGACGCCCCATTGGCGGGCCGACGAAGGAGCAGTCGTGAGCACCGAGAATATTACTTTCGAGCGTAAGCGGATCGCGGACCTTACACCCGCGCCGTACAACCCGCGTACGATCACCGAGGGCGCGCTCAGTGGCCTCAGGGCGAGCGTCGAGCGCTTCGGCCTGGTGGAGCCCGTCGTCTGGAATCGTCGCTCTGGGCGCGTCGTAGGCGGCCACCAGCGGCTCAAGGTGCTGCTGCAGTTGGGGGAGACCGAGACCCAGGTCGTGGTCGTCGACCTCGACGAGACGGAGGAGAAGGCCCTCAACGTCGCTCTGAACAACCCAGCGATCGCTGGCGAGTTCACGGCTGACCTGCATCGGCTGCTGGCCGAGATCAACGCGGTGATGCCCGAGCTATCGGAGCTCCTGCGGTTCGACGACCTCGCTGAGCAGACCAGGAAGTTGCTCGCCGAGCTTGCGCCCGAGGACGGCCTCACCGATCCCGACGACGTGCCCGAGGCGCCGGAGACGCCCGTCACCCAGGAGGGGGACCTCATCATCCTGGGTGGCCACCGGCTCATCTGCGGCGACAGCCAGGACCCCGCCGTGCTCCTGAAGCTGATGGACGGCGCGAAGGCTTCCCTCTATGCGACCGATCCGCCGTACGGCGTCGGCTACGACGGCACGTCGCATCCCCAGAACCAGCGGGACAAGGAGCGCGGGCGGGAGCGCGGGTCGCAGAACCGTGACTGGAGCGGGGACTACAACGATCTCGACGCCTGGGACCACTTCGGCGATCAGGCGGAGTTCGAGAAGTTCCTGACCACGGTGTTCACCGCGGCGCTTCCTCACCTACTGGACTCCGCTGCCTGGTACTGCTGGCACGCCTCGGCCACGAGCGAGTCGTTCCGTCGCGCGTGGGAAGCCGCGGGCATCCGCTATCACCAGACCGTCACCTGGGTGAAGCCGACGTTCGTCCTGGGATTCGCCATGTGGAACTACCGCAGCGAGCCCTGCCTCATGGGCTGGCAGCGAGGCCACAAACCCGAGGCGTTCCCGGTCGCTGACGAGCAGTCGAACGTCTGGGAGATCGATTGGGAGGGCAAGGCCCGCTGCACCGATGGCGTGCATCCCACGCAGAAGCCCGTCCGGCTGTTCGAGCTCCCGATGCTGAAACACACCCGTCCTGGCGAGATCTGCCTCGAGACGTTCGCCGGCTCGGGCAGCCAGCTGATCGCCGCCGAGCGCCTGGGGCGCCGCTGCTTCGCCGTGGAGCGCAACCCGCGGTTCTGCGACGTGATCGTGGCGAGGTGGGAGCAGTTCACCGGCAGGCTGGCCGGACGGCAGGAGGTCCGGTGATGGGACGCAAGGGATACGGCGAGGACGTGAAGCTGCGGGCCAAGGCGCTCTGGATCGTCGGCAATCATACCGACCAGCAGATCGCCGAACAGCTGGGCATCCCCAGGTCCGAGACAATCTCCGAGTGGCGGCGCCGCGAGGACTGGGACCGCGAGCGCGAGGTCATCCAGCAGGAGACCGACCGGCGCGTGACGAACGCCGTGGCCGAAACCATCAGCGAGATGAACAGCCGGCACCTGAAGGAATACCAGCTGCTGCAGACCAAGGGCCTGCAGGCGCTCAAGAAGCTGGATCCCAAGACCGCCGCCGAGGCGCACGCGATGTTGGACACGGGCATCAAGGGCGAGAGGTTGGTGCGCGGCGAGCCGACGGAGGTCAGGGAAGTCCGCGCCCTCATGCAGACCAACGTCCAGATCCTCGAGGTCGTGGTCGCCGATGTCTTGAAGGTCCTACTGGACTCCGGCCGGATTGACGACCGCGGGGCCAGGGAGTTCGCCGAGATCTTTGCCGAGCAGATCAACCAGGCGCCATTCCGGTACAAGGTGGAGGGTTGAGGCAATGCGGGGGATCAGACACGGAAACCAGAGTTGCAGGATATCGCATAAATGCAGAGAACGACACGATCTGGCAAGGGTCGAGGCTGCGGGAATGTGTCCATTTGGACACGTATATTTGGCGGTCTGAAACGTCACATAGAGGGTCATATGTGCCACAACGACTTACGGCGGTCAGACGTTGACGGCGGAGCGGAGCCGCTGGGGATCGACAAGGGCGTAGATTTGAGTTGTGGTGATGTACTCATGCCGGAGGGCTTCCTGCACCAAACGGATATCCCCCGTATTGTTGTAGAGCCTGGTGGCGAACGAGTGCCTCAGCGAGTGGGCGGTCAGGTGCCTGTCGATGCCGGCCTCTCGCAGGCGGGCCTCCACGATCCGCTGGACCTGGCGGGTGGACAATCTCTCGCCCCTACTGGACTTGAAGAGCGGGGTCGCCGGGGATGCGCCGTCACCCGGCCGACACGGAGCGAGACAGGTGAGACAGCGATCGCTGAGCGGCACTCGGTCGGGGTCCCCGCCCTTGGTGCTGCGGAGCGTGGCTGTCTGGCGCGACCAGTCGATGTCCCCGAGGTCGAGCGCCGTGGTCTCTGCGAGCCGGCAGCCTGTCAAGAGCATAAACCCGACGATCGCCTTGTCCCTCAGCGAGTTGCGTCCGCTGTATTCAGCACACAGCACAGTCTCGACCTCCTGATCGCTCAAGATGTCCCTCGGGACCGCCCGCTGGCGAGCGCACTTGAGCACCCGGGTGGGGTTGCGCGTGACGTACCACCTGGCCTCGGCCCAGGCGAACAGGGCTTTGAGGGTGACCCGGTAGCGGTTGACGCTGGCCTTGGCGCGGCGGGCTCCGGTAGGGCCGAGTTGGACCGAGTCGCTGGCCATGAACCGCTGCAGCAGGGCGGGGGTCACCGCCTCGAGGTACACGTTGCCGGCGAACCGGAGGAAGACCCCGAGATCCCGCCGGTACGCTCCCTGCGTGTGCGGCGACCGGCCGTCGGCCGCCAGGGACTCCAGGTACTGATCCACAGCATCTCCGAGCTTCACGGGGGCCACCTCCTCTGGTGTGGATGGTTCACAGCTGTCCTCATTCACGCTCTAGGGGGACCCCCGTTCAAGTGATATCTGACGCGGTAGCAACGTGTTATCCGATAGGGAGGGCGATGACATGGCGAAGCGACCAAGCCTCATCCCCAAGGCGATCCGCGGCGAGAACGGCGAGTGCGAAACCGTCGTGCTCACCACCCCTTCGTCCCTACTGGAGAAGGTGGGGCTGGGGGCTGCCCCCGGGGACTTCGGCCTGCCGGATCTCCTCCGGGACGGCCTCACGGCAGTGGAGCAGAACGCGCTGCTGAAGACGACGGTCGAAACTCACCTGTACATCAGTAAGGACGGCCGCCGCCTACCCATCGTGATGATCCCGCCGATGGTCGAGTTCGTGGGGGACCTGTTCTTCGAACGGGTGCAGCAAGCGATTCTCTGGAAACCCCGCGGCGGTGGCGGCTCGCTGGCGGCAGCCATCCTGATTTGGCTCATGATGGTCTATCGACAGAAGAGCTTTCTGGACATGGCCGGGTCCGGCGAGCAGGCGAAGCGCGTCTACGAGTACGTCTCTCAGTTCTGGTTCTGTGTCGAGGGACTGGCTGAGACCCTACTGGAAGGAGATCCGCTGCAGTCGGAGACGCGCCTGAAGAACGGGGTGACCCTGTCGTGCGTCCCCGCCTCCGAGAAGGCCGCCCGCGGCAAGCACGTGGCCGGGTTCGTGGCGGACGAGAGCTGTCAGGAGGACCTGAGGGTCGGGAAGATCCTGCACGCGGCAGTCCAGGGGGCGCTCTCGGAGCCCAACTTCACCATAGTGCTCCTGAGTACCTTCCACGTCCCGTTCGGCTTCTTCCAGGAGAACTGGGACCTCGCCGAGGAGCGGGGATTCCACCGCTACCGCTGGGACGTCTACGACTGCATGGCACCCTGCCGGGTGGGCATGGAGACGGCGACCGACGACGACCCGCAGGCCCTTCATTACTGCCAGCATGAATGTCCCCTGACCGAGGTCGTCTCCGACCGGGACGGCGAGGGCCTCGTGATCGGCGAACACTTCGAAGGCTGCAACGGCCGGGCTCGGGCTGCCGCCGGTCATCTCAGTCGCGACAACGTGCTGAAGGCCAAGCTGCTCAACAGCGGCACCGACGTCTGGGCCGTCGAGCACGAGTGCAAGCGGCCGACCGCGTCGGGCATGGTCTACGACGCCGAGCGGGTGCAGGCTGCAGTCACTTCCCTACCGGACCTCGAGCGGCCCCAGGGCGCCGTGCGGCGGGCGGTGGGCATTGATTGGGGGCGGTTCGCGGTGGCCGTTCTCGCGGAGCGCGGCACTGACCACGTCCTGGTCCCCGAAGGCCGCATCTTCGACTCCAAGACCATCGGCGACCTCGTCCAGTACCTGGTGGAGCTGCGCTCGCGCGTCGGCGACTTCACGGTCTACGCCGACTCCGAGAACGCCTACGGCAATCTCGACTGCCGCAACGCCGGCTTCGAGGTGGTGCCGGTCGCGTTCAACAAGATGAAGGACGGCGGGATCGAGAACCTCGCCCGCTACTTCAACCACCAGAAGATCCGGATCGCGGACTCCGGCCACCTCAAGACCGTGGTCCGCCAGCTCCTGCGCTACCGCCGCAACGAGGATGGCCGCATCGTGAAGAAGGACGACCACGGCCCCGACGCCCTCCTGTGCGCCATGCTCCACTTCCCGTTCATCGACGAGTTCGACACGGCGCTCGGCCAGATGCTGAGCGGGACCGACCGGGAGCGGCTCAAGGTCACTTCCTCCCTACTGGACTCCTGCATCCGCGACTACCCGCTGGAGGTCCCCAAGGGCCGCACCTGCTCGATGGGCGTCTCGATGGGCTCCTCCGGCTTCTACGTCGTCGTGTCCCTGGTCCCCGACTACGACTACCGCCGGACCGACGAGCCGCGCCAGGCCCTGTTCATCGGGAAGGTCAAGGACTGGCCGGACCTCGACCAGCTGATCAGACAGTACAACGTCCGCGCCTGCCTGATCGCACCCCAGCCCGAGCCCCACCTGGTCCAGAAGTGGGTCGCGAGCTTCCGGGACGGGATCGCCCAAGTCGTGATCTACACCAACGACGGGCTATCTGAGCCCGCGTGGGACCGCGAGAGCCGGCGGGTAACCGTGGACCGGACGTATGCCTTGAACTCGGCGTTCGAGGAGATCAAGTCTCAGCTCTGGTGGATCCCCCGGTGGGCTCACGACGTGGACCACGGGGACTTCTACGCCCAGATGAAGGCGCCGACTCGAGTCCGGGACATGACCGACGGCAGTCTGCGGTACCGTTGGCAGGAGACCGGGCCGCTGGAGCACTATCGGCACGCGCAGGCGTACGACCACGTGGCGGCCGAGATCGCGCGGAGGAATCCCCCGGCGTGTTGTGTCGGGATGGACGCGGGGCCGCTGGAGAGCATGTTGCTGGGGGACTACAGGTGGCCGGGCGGGGAGGACTGAGTGGGGGCGGCGCCGACGAATTCACCCCTACTGGACCTTCGGATAGGGCGAGATCCACCGCACCGCCCGCGACGGCGATCTGGACACCTCCCTCTGCCCGTGATAGTCTCCCCGCTAACGGCCATCCTGGGGAGGAGTCAGCCGATGCCAACAAGCCTGGCGTACGCCTGCCTGTCCTGTTAGCATGAACGGCTTAATAGCACTTAACCGAGGGCTAGCACTTGTTCAGTTCTACGTATATCGAACTCGTTCTTCTCGAACAATCTGCGCTTCGGAAAGTCGAGTTCTATTTGACTGAAGCTTACTTGCGTCGCAACCTGACACATCGCCTCACAATGCAACTCTACAATTTTCTCGGCAACTTGTGCGGGTTGAAATGACGACTGATCCTTACCCACAAAACCAATGTCCTCACCCCCGCCAAGAATAGTAACGGACCGAGTAACTCGCTCTTGTACTTCTGCCGCCACCGCGAAGCGCAGTTCATGGTCGTGAATAACTTGTGCATACGGTGGGCCGTGGATAGCGTTACGCAAGTAGTGTAATAATTCTATGATCGCGTTATTTCTATCTAATTCAATTGATGCAACGACGACTTGCCCTCCGTTCTCCCTGAGCGCTTTCGAAAACCACTGCCGTCTGAACCCGGGATATCGCCCGCTCCTCGTTGGGATTCCGTATAGAATACCTACAACCTGAGCAAGAGAATCCCAGGCTCCAACGAGGGATATAGTAAGGTAGTCAAAATGGTACGCAATATTCGTCTTCGAATCGTCGGACAAGTGGCACCGGAGTACTTGATCTCTTGCTTGACAAGCGCGAGCCGTTCTCTCAACAATACTCCAGGCAAGTCGTCGTACTGCACTATTTAGCTCACCCCGAATTAACATACAGTTCTGAAGAAACGATTCCATCTGGGCTAGGCGTGCTCTGCCTAGGGTTAAATAGAACGATGACGTATCCTCGCAAAAGCGACTGCCTCCCGACATCATGATTAGCGTGCGATCATTCCTGCTTCGGAGAAACAGACCCAGCGCCAAAGCAGCTTGTTTAGGCCGTAGAGCGCCGCATCTAGTTAGATCTCTTCTATTTCTACAAAAGGGGCCAAACTCAGTTGTCACGAATATGTGCCTATGTCCGGTTCTGTGCGCCGCGATATTCACATGCATTTTTTGATACGGTGATCCACGGTGCGCCTGTAGCAAATTGTTGTAATTAAATACACCGCTGTACGAGTCGCCGTCGGGTCGCCTAATAATAAAGGGAAGGTAGTCCTGTTCGGGGCGAATCTCACGCCACTCAAAATGCGGATGCGCTCCCGGTATTGTCTGAATTAGATCGATTTCTTCGTGCTCGGCAAAATTGTCGATTGCGCCGAGACCGCGGCTATCCGCTGCGTCTAGGTCGGTCAACGATGAAGTATCGAGAGTTACTTTGAGCGGTTCAGCCCGCCCTTTCGGATGAAACGGGTTGCGCTCGTCACTAGGGAACGTGACGATCGGGACGAGGGACTGTGCGACAAGCGGGCAGTTAATGATAGCAGCTCCCGACGCGTATAGTTGTCGACGTAATTAGTCCGAGTCGCCTAAGTGACAATCACTTGGCTGCTCGACCATTCTCTCGATTGGGGCCTCCCAATGCGGATGCCGACGTTCTGTAGTCTCGATTTCCCGAGAGGTGGTGAGGATCAAGCCGGGGGCGACGGCCTGTTAGATCCATCAGCGGAACCACTGCGCTAACTCGTCGCGAGCGAGTGCGGGCAACTGCTGGGCGATGAACTCGTTCAGAAACTCGGGATCAGGTTCAACTCTGACCGCACGCAACTGAACATCCCATGAGGAATAGTCCGCTGGGTCAGAGCCTATAATTAGACCAACGCCCTGTCGCCGAGCTTCTTCGTTGATCCGCTCGAGCAATGCCGAGGTATCGTCGCGTTCCACACCTGCCGGAAGGTGAAGCCAGACGTATGCCTGAGTTGCCGCGCGACGATGTGCAAGTGCTTCGAAGACTGCCGTCACGCTTATCGCATTAGATGCTTTCAGCTCGAAAGTTACCAAGTCGAAAAATTTACCAGGTACATGAGGGAAGACACGCAGCGCCGCAACCACGATATCAGGCCGAGTCCAGGTGCCACCTGTGTCGCGGCGCCCCTGGCGGGCCGTTACTTCGACGACATGGCTGCGAAACCGCATATCCTTCGCCCAAGCGCCGCGTAGGACTCCCGCAACCGGATCATAGAGTTCGGACTCACATACGCTGGTCGGCGTGCCGGACTGCGCTTCTGAACCGGCAGCGATAGCGGAGACAGCGTCCGCCCGAACGACTAAGCTGACACTCCCGCCCTTTCCGCGCCCCAATTCCAACTGCCCGGAATCTACGAGACGGTCGCGAACGCTCCAGTAGGTATCGGTATTCCACCCTAGCTCGCGCTGCAAGGTAACGTTTCCTGCATGGCCGCCCTTCTCTCGGACTTTGGCGAGGAGAGTGGTTTCGTGACTTCCTATATCATTCGGAGGCATCTTGTCTCCTTGATGGTGGCATATGTCCGCTGCCACCGCTAGCTAAGCGGTCCCACTAGTTTGCGGGCCATCCTGCTGTCAACTGGACCGAGAAGCCCAGGATGAAGAACAAGAGCCCAGCGAGCGCCCATCGTGACGCTCTTACTCTCTCCGCCGCTCGGGCCGCGGATAGTTGTTCATTTTGGCGGAGGTTTTCTTCCGAACCTAGGTCATCAAATAGCCGGGGTATCGCGACAGTCTCAATCTCAATCGCGTGGTTAAGGCCGATTCTGACGCCTTGAAAAACAAGCACTGCGCCCACTAGGTCAAGTGCCGGCCCAACGACCATTCCCCACTGACGGATGAACTCAAGCACCATCCTATGGCCTGTACTCGATGCCGTGGTACCAAAGGCAAGGTGGAAAGGTGTCTGTGTGGTTGTCCATCCGGACCTTCTCACCACATCAGATATCCATCTCCATGCCTGGCACCTATTATGTCTTCGACTTGCCAACTCTCTTGTAGCGCGAGTTTCAGGCGGCGATTCTCTAATGTCAACTCTGAATGCATGTGGTCGACGGGATCGAGCGGCTTCTACGTGGTGCGCGCGGCCGAGATCGACGGCTGGGAGCTCTACGCCCAGCTGAAAGCCCCGACGCGCGTTCGGGACATCTCGACCGGCGAGGTCCGCTACCGCTGGAGCGAGTCGGGGTCGCAGGATCACTACCGGCATGCGCACGTCTACGACCACTTGGCGGGGACGCGGTTTGCGCCGATTCAGATCATCGTTGTGTAGGGGCGGCCGGATTGACTCGGCTCGCGAGATCCGATAGGCTTCCAGTTATCCCAGCGCTCGGCCGGCGTCTCCCCCTTCTCCCCCATACCCGGTCGGACGCTGGATTGCTTTTTCCGCCGAAGGGCCTCCCGGGCTACCGATGGCTGGGAGATTCGCGACCCCTACTGGACTCCGAACGCGAACGCGGCGCCGTGCTCGATCGCCTCGCGACGCCCGGAACACCCCCTATTCGACGCCAATGCTCAATGCAAAGGAACCGACGCGGTGCCCCGGGCCGGAGCGAGTCCGCCCAAGCGATTATCCAATAGGGGATTGCACAGCTCATCACGCTGCCGGCCGCAAACACAACGCCCGACCTCCCGATTCCCGGAAGGGCCGGAAGGCGGCGGCGTGGGAGATTCCGGGCGATGTGCGGTGTCGATTTCAGATTCGCGAAGTCCTAATCGCAGCTGCCACTTATCGACTGATCGGAATCGATGTCGCCGAAGTTGGAAGATCCCCCGGTTGATCGAGCGGATTCGTCGCGGGTATCGTGCATTCGTTCGGGGAGGAGGTCAGCCCACCGGTAGAGTAGTTGGATCGGCAATGGTGCTTCGCGGCCGCCGAATGCGCGTGCTGACGATCTTAAACGGCGCGGATCAGCTACTCAAACTGCATTTCGTCCGCTCTCAATCTAGGGGGATGTGATGAGAAACTCTCTCAAGATTTCGATCGTGCCAACTCGATCTCTCGTGATCGTAGTGTACACATTGTGCTGCGCGTTCTTGTTCACGACGCTTACGCAAAACGCTAGCGCGCAAGTGACCCCGATCGGTCCGGGCGTAGCCGGTCAGGTGAAAGCACTGGCTTACGATCCAGATACCGTAGACCATATTTACGCCGGCGGGGATGTATGCGGAGTATACGAAAGCTACGACAACGGAGTTTCTTGGACGCCAATCAACAAAGGACTAGAAACACCGGATAACTCATTGTCGTACTACGTTGATGACTTGATCGTCATCGGGGAGGGAGACCCAGAGAATCCTGTTCCGATTAGTCGTCGCGGAGTCTACGCAGCTACCCATGGCGGAATTTTCTTTCGCGTAACGGGTGCGGATTACTGGGTATTGCAAACCGACTACCACGCCAATAGCATATATTGGTATTCCGGCAACACGAATTCCTATGCCGGACCCAAAGGCGCTCCAGTCCCGTTTTCTTGCTTCGGTTACGATAAACGAAATCGCGTATTATACGCCGGTGCAGGTCACGGAGAACGCGACAGGGCTAATGGCGAGCCCTGGCGTAACTACTATCCGGAAGCTCCAGGCGCGGGGAATCAACAATTTGCTCTTTGGGCTTTATCTCTCGATTCTACACCAACAAGCTGGACCGCCGTGGCTGGATCGGAACAAAACATCGGGATCATGCGGCAGTTTGCGATACTCGATATCGTCGGAGAAACCGAAACGGAAAGTCTCGTTGTATTCAGCTCGCGAAACGGAGTCTTTACGTACGACCCTAGCTCCGGTCTCTGCGAAAACATATTGATAGAATACGGTAAGCGAGATATCCCCGGCGTTCTATGGTCTGGTAAAGCTTGGGGTGTAGCAGCTGGGGCGAGTGGACGCCTCTATTCGATTCTTACAGAAGGACTTGAAGATGACGGAGAAACTGATTTTAGTCCTGGGGTTTGGTACGTCGATATGAATGATGAGCGAGAGGAACGTGAATTCGTTCTGTTACAGCCAGATTCCCCGGTACCGCCACACAGCGGCACCACATGGATAGATATTTTAACATTTGATGGCGCCGATCTCTATTCCCTGACTGTGATACCGGGAATCGACAGCAGCCACGATCAGGTGTTCGTAGGTACGAGCGGTACCACGTATGGTGGCCTATGTCGTTATGGTAGCTATATCAACCAACTCGGTATGCCAGCGACGGGCTGGATGCACATAATTTGTCTAGATCCTCCAACGTGGGACGAGTTCGGATACAAGTACTTGAACTATCTCGAAACTCCGTATTTCGGGGTCCACAGTTTCGAACCCGGGTGGTTGACCAACGGCGCACTCTATTCAACGGTGCCGATGGTTTATCATCCATTGAATGTAAATCATATGTTCAATATGTCTTATCATATTCCGATGGCGATGGACGACGTACTCGGAGCTGGCAAATGGCAGCAGCGCAATTGCAGTGGCTCGGGCGATTATTGGTCATCTACTGGCCTTAATTTGATGTGTCCGCGAGCTACAGACTTTCTTTCGAACGGTCGACTTGTTATCGGCGCGGGCGATTTCGAAACCTTCGTTGCATCCGATGCTCTAGGAACTAGTTTCGAATGGCTTGATCACTACGCTATTGGAAGTAAAGATGTTAATGATATTGAAGTGGTCAACGATGATATCTACGTGGTGCGCGGCGCTCCGAGAAAAGACATCTACGACCCGTTTCAGGTCTTTTGCTTTGGTTTCTCTACCTATATTGCCGACGGCGAGACCTATCCGCGACCGCGACAGGAAACGGTTATTGCTCGCTATAACGAGAATCTGTGTAATGTGTATTACCCGAATAACGATAGTTACTGCTGGGAGTACCTATCGAGAGGGTTAGACGCCGCGATAGCGAGCGGACGTTACGGCGTATCGTGCTTTGAAATAGTACATGATGATACGATGTTTGCCGCGGTGAAACATATCGAACCACTCGGAGGTTGGACGAAGATATTCAAGGCGATACGTACCGGAGGTGTTTGGACGTGGGATACTACTCCTTGGTGGTCGGGGCCGGCCGATGACTCGTATTTCTACGGCGGTATCCCAGATATGCTATATATTCCGCGGACTAAGAAACTCGCCGTAGTTATCAACAATAGTGGCCCGGTTCCAGTAACACTAGCTCCCGGCGGCGGCGTTTGGGTAGTGGATATGTATCAGCGCAATACCGCCAGTGCCTGGCTCGCAATGAGCGGCGAGGACAGCGAGTGGAGCCATAAGCAGAGAATGGTTAAATTCGCGCAGAAACTGGCTTGCGATGAAAATGGCGAGTACTTGTACGTTAGCTCGCAAGGCGGCATCGCATACAACGAGACGCACGTTTATGTAGGCGGCGTTATGCGGCTCGAAGTACCGAGAGGAGTTGCCCCGCAGGAAGTCGATTGGGTAGTGATTATGAATGGAGAGAACAGTCCGTACACCGACTTCGCCATGCCGTATGGATATTATCCGGGCTGGGGGTCTACCGCCGAAGAAATCACCTATCGTATGACGAATGTGCGGTCCATTGACATAGATCCCGTCAATCCTCTGCATGTATATGCAGGATTGGGCGTCGGATTGCACCCAAACAACGGAGTGTGGGAATATGTGCCCGGCGAGTGGGGGTGGGTACAGCGCACGGGAGATACGATGGAGGAACCGAGTTTCGGAGTGGTCACATTGGACATCTCGCCGGTAAGTTCATCTACAATGTTCATCGGAACCGCAGGCGCGGAGTATTTTCGTTTTGGGATCACGGCGAGTACCGTACCGACCGTGACGCTAGTAGAGCCGCTTCACGAGGAGCAGACCCTATTGATGGTTGAGGGCGTCGCCGCAGACGGTAGCGGTCCGTTGGAGTCAGTTGTGATCGACGGAACGCCGCTTGGGTTACCCGCCGGCCTTGAGCTCAACGATAGCGGCGTGTCAGGAGACTGGGAGGGGGGCGACGGGATATGGACGAAGCAATTGAACCAGGTCAATGCTACGCCCGGCAACTACAGTCTGCCGATCGTCGCTCGCGACGAACTCGGGTACACGCTGCGAGGTACGCTTGAAGTTGAGGTCATTGCGACGCCTGAGGTGTTCTACCGCAACGTCTCGCCGGAGGTGGTATTTACCTACGACGGTACGCCAGCGGGAGTGACGCCGGTCGATTTGTACGTGGACCAGTTTGGAATCGACAATAGACGCGACATATTCATGAGCAAGGTGGGGACCGGCGCTGACGGAACTCTACTGCTGCATCCCAATTCGAACGGGCCGGTGCCGCAGTATATTGTGGCCGAAATTGAGCGATTCGGATATCAAAACGTCCCCGGCGAAGGGAACGGCCCCGCAACTGCTGCCGATCTGGATAACGACGGGCTGCAGGACTTGATCATTCCAGCAGGAGTCGGGAATGGCGGACTACGCTTCTACAAGCAACAAGCCGACGGAGACTACGAACTGCAGTCGGGATGGAATCCGCTGACGTCAGCGCAACAGGAGAACACGTGGTTCGCCGCCTGCGCCGACTACGACGGAGACGGATACCTCGACGTCTACCTGTGCCGCGCAACGGCCGGAGCGAACGGCTTGCCGGGCAGTGGCTCTTCGGCTGTTCCAGATATCCTGCTACGCAACAGCCTTTACAGGACCGGCGGGAGTTTCGTGAACGCGACGGACGAGATCGATTTCGTCGAGGACCTCGCGACGGGAGCGGCTGCGTGGTGCGACTACGACGCCGACGGAGATATCGACCTCGCAATCGCCGATTGCGCGACGGGAGGTGGGATTCAAATCTACGAAAACGACGCTGGCCGCTTCGACGCGCGGTTTGAACGTGTATACCGTTCGGATTCGGCGTGGACGGCAGCCGTCAGTGACATAGCATGGATCGGCAACGGGCAAGCGTCGGCCGGCGACGCAGGACTGGACCTACTCGTTACGACTTATAGCGAACAGGACGGCCCGGTTCTCTGCACGTACGAGAACGAAGCATTTTCGTGGGGGCTTGCCCTGTCGGCATCACAGACGGCCTCTGCGTCGGGGGTTCGCGTCCTTGATCTCGATCACGATGGCGATCTCGACTTCGCCCTACTGCCACTGGAGGACGATGAGGTCCCGCGTTTCGTGATTTACGACAACAACACGTTTGCGATCGGCGCAACGGTACCGGGAATGACGATCCTGAACGGTGCCAGCAATGGTGCACTGCTTGCCGATCTCACCGGCGATGGTGCGCAGGATCTATTCCTCGGCCGCCCGCAGGTGACCAACCGCTTCTTGACCACGGCCTCCGCGCCATCCCAGAACTGGGCGGGTTTGCGATTGCTGGATGACTCGCGAGGATACGCGCCGGCCTTTGGCGCGCGCGTCGTATTCCCGACAAAAGACATCGCGATGACTGTGGATTGCAACGGTCGAAGCGACCAAGCGCTGTACATCGGTCTTGTGGGCGAAACGGAGACCTGCACGATCTACTGGCCGAGCGGACACGTCGAGAACGCGACGCTGAACTCCGGAGAGGTGGCGACCAAGCTGCACCAGGCGACGTTCGCCAACGATTTCCTCTTCGTAGGTACACCGGGGTGCGCAACTGAACTGCATCCTCAAGGGCTCATCGACTTCATCTACAGCTGGCGGACGACGACCCAATCCGACATTCTCGAGGATACGGTCACGAGTTGCGGCATCGAGTTCAAAGAGGGTGATGCCAACGTGCACGTACAACAATGGTTCGAGTGGTACAACGAAGCACCGGTCTATCACCATGAACTGCGGCTGAACAACGTTCAGTGTGTCGTTGGCACTACCACCTTTACGGTGAGGAGTAAACGAGGAACTGTTAGTCTGACGAGTGACGAAACAACCGTGCGGGTTCGGGTCTGCACGTCCGATCTGGATCCCGACGACTGAGAACCGCCGAGAGGAGGCCAGCAATGACTACGAAACGAGTCGCGATAGTGATGCTGCTGCTGATTGGCGCGGCGGTTCTCGCCCGTGCAGACGGTGGCGGCAGTCCGGAAGTTCAAGGAATCATAGGCATTACGCCGGTACCGGAGGGAGCTTGCCTCGGGGTGTACGTGCCGATGGCACCAGACCGTGCTTTGGCCGGGGTGATGTGGTACAATAATGACGAGACCGTCGTGTTTCCCGCCGTGATGATCGCGAGCGGGGTAGCCGGAACCCCGGAGCCGATTTCGGCGGCGCTCCAGGTGGCCGCAGACGTCACCGGAGTGAGTTCCGGGTGGAGCGAGCTGACGTTCACGGAACCGGTGGCGGCGCAGAACGATGGATTCTACATCGTGTTCCGCCTGCCCGAGGGAAGCGAACACACGGCGGACGGCTACGGGGGAGGTGCGGGGATCGGCTATACCGAAGGCGAGAACGGCTTCACGGGGTGGATCAGCCTCGATGGCGAGGAGTGGGTGAAGCTGCAGGCGAGCTTCGGCATGGCGATCGAGCCGATCACGGTCGAACGCGAAGACGGGATGGCGGAGAAGGACGCCGACGAGGAGACCGAGATTCCGGTTACGCATACGGCTCTCCTGCTTCCCTCCCCGAACCCGTTCAATCCGCAGACGGATCTGCACTACCGGTTGAAGGACGCAAGCCAGGTGGATCTGTCGATCTACAACCTCAAGGGGGAACGGGTGGCGCGCTTGGCGTCGGGGCCGCACGCAGCGGGCCGGTACAGCGTTCCCTGGCGGGGGGTAGACGAAGCGGGTCAACGGCTGGCAAGCGGAACCTATATCGCCCGCTTCGTTGCGGGGCACGTAGTGCAAACGCAACGGTTGACGTTGGTGAAGTGAGGTAGCAAGGGGGGAGGGGTACTGACTCCTCCCCCGCATCCCCGGGGTGCTGGCATGAAGACAGCGATAGCGACTCTAGCTGTGGTCCTGTTGAGCGCCGCGAGTTCGGCGACAACCTGGCATGTTGCGCAGGATGGGAGCGGAGACTTCAGCGTCATCCAGGATGCCGTGGATGCGGCGTCGCCGGGCGACACGATTTGGATACACGCCGGTCGCTATACAGAACGCACTAGTAACTACGATGTATGGGGTGATGGGTCGAATTACGCTGAAGTACATGTTGCAATTACGGTGGATGATCTCACTCTGATCGGAGACGGTCGCGACGCGACGATAATTGGTCCGACCGAGTATCCATCGCCGCCGTACGATCAGTATTACGGTATCTGCGTGGCCGCTAGTAACATATCGAGCTTCGCCGTTCGCGACCTTGCCGTAGAGACGGCTTACAATGGAATCCTCGCCGGACGCGGGAGCGTAGATATCCAGCGCTGCCGGTTTGAGAGAACACCCATCGATGGGGTGACGATTTATACTGCGAGTGGATGTACGATTGTAGACTGCAGTTTCGTCGATCTCGTAGGTACTGGTGTAACCTCTTGGTGGCCGTCCGAGGATATTGTCATATCGAACTGCGAGTTTGATGATTGCGACGCCAACTATTTCGTTACATCGCAAAATGTACTCGTTGAAGAGTGTGTATTTACCGGAGGGGTAGTAAGTCTGAACTTCCAGCAAGGAACCTCGGGTGAGGTAACAGGCTGTGAAATATCCGGATATGAAAATTACGGATTTGCTGCGCAAGCGAGTGCCGTCGTATCGGTGACTAGCACCAACATCGTCGGCGGGGGGGGGGGGGGGGTATACGTGAGTGGGAGCTCTGTAGTTATAGACGACAGTACCATCTCGGGGCAATGGGGTGGAAACCTCGAAATCGCTGGCGGCGGCACTCTGGAGGTCCACAACAGCAATATCATTAATGGCGGCGGCTGGAGCGTGCTGTGTAGAAACGCGGGCACGAGTGATTGCCATTTAGATATGACTAACAACTACTGGGGAACCGACCTGCAGCAGCAGATCGAGGAGTGGATTTCCGACTCCAACGATGTTCCCGACCGGTGCTGCGAGGTGGACTTCATACCGTTCAGCGGGATCGTCCCCGTCGAGTCCCACACCTGGACCGAGGTGAAGCAGATATTCCGGCCCTCCGGGAGGTAGGAGGGGGCTCGGTGGTCCCGATCCTCGCTACTGGACGCGGCGCCTCGTGATGCCGACCCCGGGGTACGACCGCGTCGAGTAGGGCGATGACCTCGGGTGTATTGGTCCACCGATTCTATATCCCACCACCGACTTTATAAACTGCTGTAGCCTAATGTGTTATAATCGACATGGCCTCTCGTCGTCGGACATCTTAGAGCGCGACATGGCGTCGTATTCGCCAAACCTGGACCGAGGTGACGGGGATGTTCCGGGGGCAGGGGGAGTAGCTCGACGGCGGTGTCACCTCCGTGAATCCTCCCCTACTGGAGCCGGCGTTTCGGGATTCCGGTGTAATGGTCCACCGATTCTATTTCGCGCCACCATCTCTATAATCCATAGTCGTATAATGGGTTATGATCGACATGGCCTCTCCTCGTCGGACATCTTGGGAGCGCATCATGGCGTCATATTCGCCACACCTGGACCGAGGTGAAGGGGTTGTTCAGGGAGGCGGGCAGGTAGCTCGCTGCCGATGGCGCTCCCTCGAGTCCGCGGGGCCGCCCAGCCGCCTCCCTACTGGACCCGGCGTCTCGGGATTCCGGCCCCGGGGGCGGGAAGACTACCTCGAGTAGGGGATGAACGTCGCGGTGATCCACTCCATATTTGATCTCCGCGCACACGACGGGACAGCAAATTCTGAGAATTCTTTTCGCTTTTGCGTCCAAGCGGGGGAGCCAGCGCTTTTCCCAGGGCAGTCCAGTAGCGGCGAAGTCGACGGCGAGGTCGCTTTTCGGCGATTTGCGTGCGCCTATAAGCGCCTGGAAACAAACAGTTAGCGACGCCACGTTCCCGCTCGTTTCTTACCCCGGATTCTGAGAATTCTGCGAGGTGCCGGACGGGCCGCCGAGGGGCGGTTTCTGTCTCTTTTTCTTACGCTTTCTGCTTGCCATAAAAGAAGTTGACTCAGACCGGTAGCGTATCAGTCCAGTATAATCTGACCAAACCTCAATAGTCGGGGCCTGGCCCCCGGATGCAGCCGTTCAGGTTATTGCTCCCGGAGCGCTGCGACAGCCGAAAATCCAGTAGGTAAGGTTCCCGGGGGGTGCCGCACTATCGGACCGCCGTGCGCCGCACATTTCGACCGCCCCGCCGCGAATCTTGACCACCAGAAAACCTTAGTCGTTGATACGCAATCGATTATGGCATTCGTGTAGATACGAATTGTCGGTTCGTCGCAATTTCGTGCATTCGGATATCTGTCTTACCCCCCTGCCCCCCGCCGCACTATTCGACCGCCACGACGGGTGCAGAGGGTCCAGTATGTGTCCCGGGGGTGCCGCGGTATTCGACCGCCACGACGTCGCCGAATCGCGGGTTCACGTGGTCGCCGTCTGGTGCTAGACTCCTCTGGTCCGCGCAGCTCCTGGGGGTAGGGGAGCGCTGTTTCCCGATCCAGCAACGCAGGTGGTGGCGCGACCAGGTGGCGCGCTTGCGCCGTTTCAGTCCAGGACACCGACGTCCCCATCGTCGTGGGGACTGAGAGGTCTCAATGGCGAAGAGACGATCTGTTAAGGCCGAGACCGGCGCCAACCTCGGCTTCGAGGCCAAGCTCTGGCAGGCGGCCGACGCTCTGCGCAACAACATGGACGCCGCCGAGTACAAGCACGTCGTCCTCGGCCTGATCTTCCTGAAGTACATCTCTGACGCCTTCGAGGCGAAGCACGCCGAACTCGAGGCGCAGCGGAAGCAAGGGGCAGACCCAGAAGACCCCGACGAGTACCGCGCTGCTAATATCTTCTGGGTGCCGAAGGAGGCGAGGTGGCACCATCTCAAGGCGAGTGCCCCGCAACCTACCATCGGCAAGACCGTCGACGACGCGATGGCCGCCATCGAACGGGACAACCCAACGCTTAAGGGTGTGCTACCAAAGGACTACGCCCGTCCGGGTCTCGACAAACAGCGCTTGGGTCAGCTCATCAACCTGGTGAGTGACATCGCCCTCGGTGATCCCGCGGAGCGGGCTAAAGACACTCTCGGCCGCGTCTACGAGTACTTCCTGTCGCAATTCGCTAGCGCCGAAGGGAAGAAGGGCGGCCAGTTCTACACGCCGTCCCGTGTCGTCCGCGTGCTGGTCGCGGTTCTCGCCCCCTATAAAGGCCGAGTCTACGACCCCTGCTGCGGCTCAGGCGGCATGTTTGTCAGCAGCGAGAAGTTCATTGAGGCTCACGCTGGGAAGATTGGGGATATCTCCATCTACGGCCAGGAGTCGAACTACACGACCTGGCGTCTCGCTAAGATGAACCTCGCCATCCGAGGCATCGATGCCCAGATCGCTCACGGCGACACCTTCCATAACGACCGGCACGCAGATCTCAAAGCCGACTACGTGCTTGCCAATCCTCCGTTCAACGACAGTGATTGGCGCGGCGACCTGCTGAAGGATGACAAGCGCTGGGTGTACGGTACACCACCGCCTGGAAACGCGAACTTCGCCTGGGTCCAACACTTCATCCACCACCTCGCCCCTACTGGACTCGCGGGCTTCGTCCTCGCCAACGGCTCGATGTCGTCCAACCAGTCCGGCGAGGGCGAGATCCGGAAGAATCTCATCGAGGCGGATCTGGTAGACTGCATGGTGGCGCTGCCTGGCCAGTTGTTCTACTCCACCCAGATCCCGGTCTGCCTCTGGTTCCTAACCCGCAACAAGCGCAACGGGCGGTTCCGCGATCGGCGTGGTGAGACTCTGTTCATCGACGCGCGCAAACTCGGCTCGATGGTCGATCGGGTCCACCGCGAACTGACCGACGAGGACATCGCCAAGGTCGCCGGTACCTATCATGCGTGGCGGGGGGACAGGGGTGCTGGGGAATACGCCGACGTGGCAGGCTTCTGCATGGCTGCGAAGCTCGACGACATCCGCAAACACGGCCACGTGCTCACGCCCGGTCGTTACGTTGGCGCCGAGGCCGCCGAGGACGACGGCGAGCCATTCGAGGAGAAAATGAAGCGGCTCACCGCGACGCTACGCGACCTCCAGGCTAAGGCTGCAGAGCTGGATGCCGCCATTGCCGCCAACCTGAAGGAGCTTGGGTATGGCGGGTGAGGCTCGGCTCGCTGATCTCTGCGAGTCCATCGTCGACTGCCCACACTCAACTCCCGTGTGGACGGATAGTGGCGTCGTCGTCTTGCGGAATCAGAACATCCGCAACGGCCGCCTCGACCTCTCCGAACCCAGCTACACCGACGAAGCGCACTTCGTAGATCGCACCCGGCGTGCGTTACCGACAGAGGACGATCTGGTAATAACACGCGAAGCGCCGATGGGCGAGGTCTGCATGATCCCGCCAGACCTCCGGTGCTGCCTTGGTCAGCGCATGGTGCTCCTGCGCCCAAATCGGCAACGCGCGGAGCCGCGCTATCTCCTCTACGCCTTGCAGTCGAAGGCGGTGCAACACGAGATCGGCGTGAACGAGGGCACCGGTTCAACGGTGAGCAATCTTCGCATTCCGCTGCTAGCGGCTCTTCCAATCCCAACGCGGCCTCTTCCCGAACAACGCGCCATCTCCCACATCCTCGGCACGCTGGACGACAAGATCGAGCTGAACCGGCGGATGAGCGAGACGCTGGAGTCGATCGCGCGGGCGTTGTTCAAGTCGTGGTTCGTTGACTTCGACCCCGTCCGCGCGAAGGTCGAAGGTCGCGACCCCGGCCTTCCTGATGCGATCGCCGACCTCTTCCCCGACGCCCTCACCGAGCATCCCGATCTGGGTGAGATTCCGGAAGGGTGGGAGGTGCGACCGCTGCCGGAGGTGGTCGCGGTCAACCCGTCGCGCACCCTTCGGAGGGGGGAAGTTGCACCGTACCTGGACATGGCCAACATGCCTACGCGCAACCACTCGCCCGACCTAGTAGTTGAGAGAGACTTCGGTTCGGGGATGCGGTTTGTGAACGGCGATACGCTCGTGGCGCGTATCACGCCGTGCCTAGAGAACGGCAAGACTGCGTTTGTCGACTTCCTCGATGCGGATCAGGTGGGCTGGGGCTCGACGGAGTACATCGTCCTTCGCCCGCGGCCGCCACTTCCGCCGGAGTTCGCTTACTGCCTGGCACGCAGCGCAGCGTTCCGGGACTTCGCCATTCTGAGCATGACTGGGTCGAGCGGCCGACAGCGTGTTCCGGCCGACTCCTTGTCGCATTTCAAGCTAGTCGTCGCTCCGAAGCCCGTTGTCGATTTGTTCGGATCTCTCGTCCATCCGCTCTTCGCACGCGCAGGTGCCGCAACGAGGGCGTCCCGCACGCTCACCGCCCTACGCGACGCGCTGCTGCCCAAGCTTATTTCCGGCGAGTTGCGGGTAACAGACGCCGAGCGATTCACCGAGCGAACGGTCCAATAACCGAAGCCGGATAGTGCACGCAACAGGATGTATGAAATCGGAGGGCTCACGTGCGAAACTTCGACAAGTACCTGAATGAATCACAGGTTGCCTGGCGTAGAGCGCACGTGGCAGATAAACGCCTCGGCTCGCAGAATCGCCTGACCCGAGATTGGATTCTGCCGAACGAGGTTTGGGAGCTAGGACTCTGGTCCGACATACGCGACATCCTCTCCGATTATGCCAGATCCCGCAGGGTCGAGATCCACAGGGGTGCGCACAACCTCAAGAGTTCGTGGATCCACTGCGCAAACCTATACTTTCCATTCCATCAGCCGCATGGTCTGGATCTCCTCGGCGGATTTTTCAAGCGGTATGTGTCGGCTGAAATTGAAACCGTCGTCGGTGTCGAGCTCGAGTACGCTGAGGATGCACCTCTTGATCCAAAGACCCTTCTCGGCGAGCCGGACAACGGCAAACGAGGTGCCAACCAAACATCGCCGGACGTCGCCTTCCTTGTCCGCACGAAACGCGGGAAGGGGTTAATCCTGACCGAGAACAAGCTGTCTGAGCATTCGTTCTATCCGTGCTCCGGTCGCAAGAGGGAGGTCAACAATCCCGACCCCAAGCGTTGCCTGAACTGGCCGCGAATCCGAGAGAATCCTGAAGGCGAATGCTGGCAGATGCAGTGGGAGCAGGGGCGCAGGAAGAACCGCCGGTACTGGGATCATTTACGGGTCAGCAATGTCGGCCGGAATGCTCTCACGCAATGTCCGGCCGCGATCTCAGGTTACCAACTATTCCGGCAACAGGCGCTCGCCGAGGGTATTGCGGCCAGTGGCCGGTATAGTCTCGTAGCGTCGTGTGTCGCGTACGACGCACGCAATGACGATCTCATTCACTGTCTCCGTAGCACCGGAATCGAGAACTTCACTGAAGGATGGGATGGTCTATTCGACGGCCGCGTGCACTTTGCCACCTGGACGCACCAGGAATGGGTGGCATGGGTCCGAGCAAACGACAGTGAAGGCAAGTGGACCGACTGGCTTGCGTACGTCGAACGCCGCTACGGCTACAGCGAGGGCGAACCGTGAGTTGGAAATTCACAGAGTCAGTTGTCGAGGAAGCCACCCTCGGTTGGCTAGCGGGGATGGAATACGCCGTTCTTCACGGCCCCAACATCGCCGTTGGCGAACCTGCCGCCGAACGCACCGACCCGAACTACCGCGACGTCATTCTCGAAGGCCGCCTACGCGCTGCGCTCGCCGAGCTCAACCCCGACCTCCCGCACGAGGCCCTGGAAGACGCCTACCGCAAGCTGACCCGAATCGACGCCCCGTCGTTGGCCGAGCGCAACCGCGCCGCCCATCGGTTGCTCGTAGACGGCGTCACGGTTGAATATCGCCGACCTGACGGTTCGATCGCGGGGGCTCAAGCCCGGGTTCTCGACTTCGACAGCGCGGACAACAACGACTGGCTCGCGGTCAACCAGTTCACGGTAGCTGACGGCCAGTACAAGCGTCGACCGGACGTCGTGCTATTCGTCAACGGCCTGCCTCTGGCGGTAATCGAGCTCAAGAACCCCGCCGACGAAGACGCGACGATCTGGGCGGCCCTACGGCAACTGCAAACCTACCAGGCCGAGATCCCCGCACTATTCGCTACGAACGCCGCGCTGGTAGTCTCTGACGGCGTGCAGGCTCGAATAGGGGCGCTGGGAGCGGACCAGGAGTGGTTCAAGCCCTGGCGGACCATAACCGGTCGAGAGGATGCAGCCGGGACCATTCCCGAGCTTCAAGTCATCCTCGCGGGCGTGTTCGACAAGCGCCGGTTTCTGGATCTGATCCGCTACTTCATCGTGTTCGAGGACGAGGGCGGCGGGAAGCTCGTCAAGAAGATGGCGGGGTACCATCAGTACCATGCGGTCAACGTGGCGGTGGAGGAGACGCTGCGGGCGTCGCGGAGTGCGGGCGGTGAGCAGGCGGGAGGACCACCCGGGGTCTACCAAGCGGGCTTGCAACCCGGCGGCGATCCCGGCGACCGTCGTATAGGGGTCGTCTGGCACACCCAGGGATCGGGCAAGAGCCTGACCATGGCGTTCTACGCTGGTCGGGTGATTCTGCACCCGGCGATGCAGAATCCCACGATCGTGGTCCTGACCGACCGCAACGACCTCGACGACCAGCTCTACGGGACCTTTGCCCGCTGCCAGGACCTGCTGCGCCAGCCGCCGGTCCAGGCATCCGATAGGGCGGATCTACGCAAGAAGCTCTCCGTGGCCTCCGGCGGCGTCGTGTTCACCACCATCCAGAAGTTCTTTCCCGAGGAGAAGGGCGACCGCCACCCGGTCCTATCGGAGCGCCGCAACATCGTCGTGATCGCCGACGAGGCCCACCGCAGCCAGTACGACTTCATCGACGGCTTCGCCCGGCACATGCGCGACGCACTGCCGAACGCCTCGTTCATCGGCTTCACCGGGACACCGATCGAGCACACGGACGCCAACACCCGTGCCGTGTTCGGTAACTACATCAGCGTCTACGACATCCAGCGAGCGGTCACGGACCACGCCACGGTCCCCATCTACTACGAGAGTCGCCTGGCCAAGCTGGAGCTGAACGAGGCCGAGCGGCCGAAGATCGACCCGGAGTTCGAGGAGGCGACCGAGGGCGAGGAGATCGACCGCAAGGAGAAGCTCAAGACCAGGTGGGCGCAGCTCGAGGCGATCGTCGGGTCGGAAAATCGGATCAAGCTCATCGCACGAGACCTCGTCGACCACTTCGAGGCTCGGCTGGCAGCGATCGACGGCAAGGCGATGGTTGTCTGCATGAGCCGACGCATCTGCGTGGAGCTATACCGAGATCTCGTAGCGTTGCGGCCGCAGTGGCACGGCGACGACGACGATCACGGAGCGCTCAAGGTCGTGATGACCGGCTCGGCGTCCGACCCCCTCGACTGGCAACCGCATATCCGCAACAAGCCCCGGCGCGAGGCTCTGGCCAAGCGGTTTCGCAACCCGGCCGATCCGTTTCAGATCGTGATCGTCCGTGATATGTGGCTCACGGGGTTCGACGCGCCGAGCCTGCACACGATGTACATCGACAAGCCCATGCGCGGCCACGGGCTGATGCAGGCGATTGCCCGGGTCAACCGGGTGTTCCGAGACAAGCCCGGCGGTCTAGTAGTGGACTATCTGGGGCTCGCCGACGAGCTGAAGCGAGCGCTGGCCACCTATACGGAGAGCGGCGGGACGGGCAAGACGGCAATCGACCAGGCCGAAGCTGTCGCCCTGATGCTGGAGAAGTACGAGGTCTGCTGCGGGCTCTTCCACGGGTTCGATTGGCAGCTGTGGGTCTCGGGGACGCCCCAGGAGCGGCTGGCGCTGCTTCCGGCTGCCCAGGAGCACGTCCTGGCGCAGGCGGACGGCAAGGCGCGGCTGTTGCGCGCGGTGACCGAGTTGTCGCAGACGTTCGCCCTCGCGGTGCCGCACGCGGATGCCCTCGCGATTCGAGACGATGTCGGATTCTTCCAAGCGGTGAGGTCCGTCGTCGCAAAGAGTGTGGCCGGCGAACGCAAAACCGACGAGGAGCTCGATCTTGCAATCCGGCAGATCGTCTCGCGAGCCGTCATTTCCGGCGAGGTCGTCGATATCTTCGCTGCCGCGGGTCTCAAGAAGCCGGACCTCTCGATTCTGTCAGACGAATTCCTGGCGGAGGTCCGCGGGATGCCGCACCGGAATCTCGCGGTGGAGTTGCTGCAGAAGCTCCTGAAGGGCGAGATCAAGACGCGGGCCAAGCGAAACGTCGTCCAGGCGCGGTCGTTCGCTGAGCTACTCGAACAGGCTGTGAGGAAGTATCAGAATCGGGCGATCGAGACGGCGCAGGTGATCGAGGAGCTGATTGCTCTCGCCAGGGATATGCGAGCGGCGGATGCTCGGGGTGAGGACCTCGGTCTCAACGAGGACGAACTGGCGTTCTACGACGCGCTGGAGACGAACGACAGCGCCGTGAAGGTGCTCGGCGACGAAACGCTACGGGAGATCGCACGAGAACTCGTGCGTACCGTCCGCGCTAACGTGACGATCGACTGGACGATCCGGGAGAATGTGCGCGCGCAGCTGCGGGTCCTGGTCAAGCGCATCCTGCGGAAGTACGGCTATCCGCCGGATAAGCAGGAGAAAGCCACACTGACGGTTCTGGAGCAGGCTGAGGTGTTGTCGGAGGGGTGGGCGGCGTGACTACCTAAGCTCCACCATCGCTAGCCGAATGAAAGCTACGTGTATCGGTTGAGCGTAAACACGAGAGAATAGCCTCAGGCAAAGAAGCTAAAGCGTTATTGGCCAGACTACACTTGGCGAGTGAGGCAAGTTGTGGACGAGCTAGCGGCAACCATACCACCGGCAAATTATAGTTCCACCGAACCGACGGTTAGTGAATTTACAGACTATTTAGATTTTGAGATCCGCCGTGTCGAAGACAACCAACAACGGTCGGGATGGACGCATCGTGCTCTCATCGCGGCAACTGCTGGTGTACTATGGACGCTATTGGGATATTGGCCTCCCGTAGGTAACTCCGGTCATCATATATTTATGTCGTTTTTCGCCGGATTGTTTCTCGTCGATTCTTGTATGAGTATTTACAGCGGTCTAACACGCCCTTTGAGGCCAGTGTATCCGATCCGATGGAGATACCGTTTTGCATATGAGATGTATTGGGATTCTCGAATCACGTTCCTTTGGGCTATCATTCGCTCCTTTCTCGTCCTTTACTGGATGGGCGAATATATTAGTTACTTGCCACTAGCGCTTTCGTGGCCCGCTCGTATTTACCTCGGTGTTGTAGGTGCGCTGGCAGTGCTTGGGTTCTTAGTCACCTATTCCGCGGTGCCAGTACCGACTACCTCCGTATATTCTCCCTTGGTTCTTCGAATATTCCTTATGGTTATCGGATTATGTAGTCCGTGGGTTGCCATATTGGCGGTCGCGGAGATAGTTACGTCTGCTTCTGTATATTCGGCAACGGAATTGCGGTACGGCTCGCTGTTAGCCATACTCGTACACCTGTTTCTGATACTCACATGGAAGCAGCGTGATCGCGGACTGCTTGGCACGCTAATAGAACTTCGACGAGAGGTTAGTCTACGGCAGGTAGAGCCGCGCGATGCACACCGACAGGCAATCCTCGCGATCAAGGGAATGTATGCAATAGATGTAATGCAAAGGCCACTTCGAGAGATGCTCGGGTACCTTCACGAAGCGAGTCGTCGTCAAGTCGCGGTAGAAAGACTAGTAGAACAACTTCGAGCTTCTCAAGATTATGGCAATAGACACCAAGCATCCATTGTCCCCAAGCGTGAAGCAATGCAACAACAAATAGATGATACTGTTAGAGCTGGGCGAGTGGCACTTCAGGCATGTGATGTACCGCTAGTGCGGTTGAAATATTACGAACGAATACTGGAAATATTCGAGCCGCGTACTCTTGAAAAATTGCATTACATAAGTGAAGACATTCTCATAGAAAGAGATCGCATCTTCGACAACCAACGCAAAATAGAGGCAGAGGTGGAATCGTGTCGTGTGATGGAATTACCCAAAGAAGAGTCGTAAACGCCCGCCTGTGTAGATGCCGGTCCCACTGTGTGGCCCCCTCCATGGCGGTGTGTGCTGTCAGATAAGGAGGGACACCGTCAAGCGCGAAGTAAGCACGGACACCCTCGCCCTCGACACCCCGCACCGCCGGGCGACGGAGGCCAGGTCAGCGAAGGCGCCCCTGGCGATCCCGGCTTCGATGACCCGCGCCAGGGCGATCCGGCGCAGCCAGCGTTCCTCTCGGTCGCGACGCTGCTTCTCGGCGCGAGCCTCGGGATCGACGACGGGCTTTTCGGCCGCTACTGGCTTCGCTGGCCGCAGGTCCACGCTCAGCTCGACACGCATGCGGTGACCTCCTTCCTCAGCCCGTGATCCGGTAGGGGAAGAGCGGGCAGCCAGTGGACGGACACTCCCGCACGCCGGTGCGTGATCCGCCCATGCACTCCAGGCAGTGTTGCCGGATAGCGTCGCGCCTGCGCCGTTGTGGTTTCGTACGTTTTGTGCTCGTGTGTGATTCTTGCCGAGTTTCGGGTCGAAAAACGCTCGGGACGCTGGGGGGTGTACTGGACCCCTCCCCGGCGGCGATCGTTCGTCCTGGGTCCGGGAATTGCCGATTATCGGCACTTCCTGGGAGGCCCGGCGCGGTGTTCGGGGTTGGCTGTCGTGCGGGGTCACTCATCTCGGTTCCTTCCTAATGTGATTCACGCCGTCACCGTCGTGGTGGCGGCATCCACTTCGCCTGCCAGCGCCCGAATCCCCAACGGCGCGAACTCGATCGCGAGCGTCCCGGTCCGGGCGTCGTGCTCGATCCTCTCGATGAGCAGCTGGATGATCCGGGCCTGCTCGCTGGGCCAGAGTGCTCCCCAGATGGGGTCGAATAGGGAGAGCGCCTTCCGCAGGTCGGCCTCGTCCACGGCGTCGGCATCGAGCGCGGCGAGCTCCTGCGCGACCTCCGTGAACCGCCGCTCCAGTTTCTCGGCCTCTGCCTCGAGCTCGGCGATCCGGGCGCCCACGGACGCCCCACGTTCGCCCACGGCGAGCGCGTCCAGTAGCGAGCGAATGTCCCCGCGGACCTTCTCCAGCCGCCGCCTGAGGCGCTTCTGTTCGCCCACGAGCGCGGGGCGCCTGGCTTCCCTACCGGACCTCACCTGCGCCAAGGTGGCCCGCTGCAGCTCGCGGTCCTGGCCGATGACGCGGATCTGCTGGACGATCACGTCCTCCAGCTTCCGAGCCGGGATCGTGGGGCAGGGGCAGCTGGCGTAGCCGCGCTTCTGCGCCGACGTGCAGGTGTAGTACCTGTAGACCTTTGATCCCCTACGGGACGTCGACGGTGTCATGGCCGCTCCGCAGGCCGCACACCGGACCAGGCCCTTCAGCAGGTAGCCGTACTTGTTGCCGTTCGGCCCGCCGCGCCCGGTCCCGTTCTTCTTGAGCAGGTCCTGGACCCGCTGGAAGGTCACGTCGTCGATGATCGCTTCATGCTCACCGTCGAAGACCTCGCCCTTGAGCATCAGCTTCCCGTTGTAGGTCGGGTTCTTGAGCAGGTAGGTCACGCTGCTCTTGTTGAACGGCAGCCCGCCTACCCGACGCCCGGTCTTCGTCACGTGCTCCTTCGTCGTCCACCCGCGACAGTTGATCTCCTCGACGACCTCCGCCACCGACTGGTCGGCGAGGTAGAGCGCGAAGATCTCGCGGACCATCTCGGCGCCCTCGGGGTCGATCTCCAGGCGGCCGCCGCCGGAGGCCACGCGGTAGCCCAGGATCGGCACGCCGCCGGTCCATTTCCCCTTGCGCCGCGCGGCGTGGACCTTGTCCCTGGTCCGGTCGGCGACCAGCTCCCTCTCGAACTGCGCGAACGACAGCAGGATGTTCAGCATCAGGCGGCCGGTCGAGTCCGCCGTGTTGATCGGCTGGGTGACCGACACCAGCGAGACCTGGTGCTTGTCGAAGAGCTCGACCAGACGGGCGAAGTCCAGTAGGGAGCGACTGAGTCTGTCCACCTTGTAGCAGATGACGCAATCGACGCGGTCGGCCTTGATGTCGTCCAGTAGGCGGTGAAGAGCCGGGCGGTCGAGGTTCCCTCCGGACCAGCCACCATCGTCGTAGCGCTCCTCGAGGCAGATCCACCCCTGACCACGCTGGCTCGCCACGTACGCCTCCCCGGCCTCCCGCTGGGCGTCCAGGGAGTTGAAGTCCTGGTCCAGGCCCTCGTCGGTGGACTTGCGCGTATAGATCGCGACGCGTGTCTGCTGGACGTGGGTGCTACCGCGCGGCGCCATCGCTCCGTCCATCCGACTTGGGCTCTTTGCGGAGGCCGAAGAAGACCCATCCGTTCCACGACGTGCCTGTGATCTCGCGGGCCACCGCCGACAGCGACCGGTAGACCTTGCCGTCGTACTCGAACCTCCCGCCGTCGAGGATCTTCACGGCCACGTCGCTACCCTTCCACGTGCGGGTGAGCACCGAGCCGGGCTTCGGAAGCCGGCGGTCGTGGGAGCGGCTGGGAACCTTCGGGGCAGCCTCCTTTCGCCGCCCACGACCCGCGTTCGGGAACCACTTCTCCGGTGGCATCGCTTCGTACTCGCGCATGTACTGCCGCACGCGGGATTCCTGCTCGGCTGTCAACTTCGGTAGCTGATCCTCCTGCAGCTTCCACGCGAGTCGCTTGATCATGAAGATGCGGTGCCGCTGTTTGGTCTCCTCGCCGAAGACCTCCTGCCAGCGAACGCGCAGCTGCGCCACTGTCATCTGGTTGAGAGCCGCTACCTGCGCCGCGATGCTGGCGCTCACGACTTCGCCTCCCCGCTACTGGACTCCGTGAGGCCGAAGAACACGGGGCCGCTGATCTGGTAACCCACGATGTGGCGGGCGAGCGCCGAGATGCTCTTGAAGGTCTCGCCCTCGTACACGAAGCCGTCGGCGGTGACCTTCACCTTGATCTCGTTGCCCTTGAACGTGCGGGTGAGAGTGGTGCCGGGCGCGAGGTCGTACTGCTTGCGCTGGCGGCCGGTTGACGCAGGAGCGGCAGGCTTGCGGCCGCGCCGCTTCGGCTTCGTGTTCTCGTCGATGAACTCGGCGGCGGCATCGGCGAGGCTGCTGGCGATTCCAGGAGCCGCCTGGGTCGCGTCGAACACGGCGACCTTCGTCTTGCGGCGCGAGGAACGACGCGGAGTAGCGGTGGCCTTGGCCTTCTTGGAGCCCTTGCGGGCGGCGGTGGACTTCGAACGCTTCGTAGCCATGTCGGTATCTCCTTCCGCGCGCCTATCGGCTGCGCACGATGGTGATCTGGTACTCGGTGCGGTCGTTGAGTCGCAGGATGAAGCCGGCGTCTTGGGTCAGCACCCCGGCCTCCTCGTAGGTCGAGACTCCCTCGATCTCGGTCAGGAAGCCGTCGTCCTCGGTGAACTCGTCGGGGTTCAGGAGGTCGTGGATCGCCCGGGCGATGTCGTGGGTGTCGTACATCTCAGTGCCTCCGTTCAGAGCCCGAAGCTCTTGGCCAATGACTCGGACTCGCTGGTGGGGACGGCCGCGATGCAGTCGAGCGCCGTCTTGACCTCGGCGGTGAACCGGGACCGGGAGAGGCCGTCGAGCGTCGAGTGCTCGAGGCGCATCCATGCTTCGATGTGCCGGGGGTCGGCTGCGCCGATGCGACCCAGGCTGGCCATCGTTTCGCGGATCGCTTGCTGGTAGTAGTTCATGTGCAACCCCTTTCTCTGGAATGACTTGCGGCCATCGCCGCGTCACATTCATCACTCCACGGGCGGGGGGTATCAAGGCGATAGCGAGCAGGTGGCGCAGATTGATGAGGCGGATCGTGACTAGTCTTATCTTCTGCGCTGGTCCTGGCCAGGAGGCGCTCGTACGCGGTGGCGAGAATGGAAGCAACCTCTATATGCTTCTCCGGAATTCGCAGCAGCTGGCGAACCCCAGCGCTGCCTCTATGACTGATGCTCATTAGGTGGAGATTCCGTACCCCGGAAGAACTGCTTGATTACCGGGCTCGCGTACGAAATCGAGGAATACCACTGAGCAATTCCAATCCTCTTTCCCTCAAATGGTCCGGGCGCACGCCCCGTAACTTGATTCCGATACCAGCCTTTCGAACGAAGTTCTACCCAGCCCCCAATACGATTGCGGTCGGGAAAGTCGCGGAGTTCATCGTCGATTGAGTATCGTTCGTACTCACGCTGCAATTCACCCCGCGAGATCTTGCGCCGGATTGTCTCTGCTGACGCGCAGAATAGGTATCCAAGCAGGTCACGTGCGAAACTCGCGGTACTCCTGCAGGGAATGAAGCGCCAGTCACGCCACGCTATGACGTCCTCAGGTGTGCGTGGTGTATCATATCCGAACTGCCAGAGCAGGCGCAGGAGTGCATGAACATTGCTCCGATGTCGCTGATCTCCAACGACCATAGCGTTGAAATGCTGCTCGCGCCTTTCCTCTGGGTACTTCACGCCGCAACAATCTTCGGCAAAGCTCGCGTGGTGGAACTTCTCTCCGCACTTGGGGCACGGGTGTGCAGTCCCGTACTCATCCAGGGACAGCCCAAGATCTTGTCCAATCGAAATGGGCTCCTTGAGGCGGATGACAACCAGGCATGCCAGCCGGTACAGCTGCAAGAGTTCGATCGGGTCGGGAACAAACGGGTTCTTGCCCCCAGGAAAGCCCTTGCCAGACATCGTCGAGACCGCTCTGAGCATTCTCTCTCGGCGTTGGGTCCGCGCCTGCTCGAGTTCAGGCTCATTGGCGACTAGCATCTCAAGCAGTACTCGAATGATATCGTTGCGTGGGTCTTTCTCGTCGAAGTACTCGCGGATGCGGTCGACCCAGGTGGTCGAATTGAGGAAGCGAATATCCCACTCGAAATCCTGCGCCAGGAAGTACTCGTCGTTCGGAAGGTACTTAGCCAGTAGACCGTAGAAGCGGCTCTCCTGCCGCCCAGACCAAGGCAGCTCGGGATCCCGCTTGTCGCGACGTTCAAGTCTCTCGAACTCCTTTCGCGCCTTCTCGATCGCCGCATCGCGCTTTTCCTGTTGTGCCTTTGCTTCATCACCCCTTGGCAGCAGCTTCTGCAGGCGGTCGCGGCAGTGAAACCACTCCGAGATAGGTACCAGATTCCATGTCCGCGGATCGGAGAGATCAACGAGGCGGAACATCTCGGGGATCTTCGACATGGCGTCCCTCATTTTTCCCGTACCTGAAGCTGGTCCTGCCGCTCAGAGCGAGCCTACCGTGAGATCTACCCGCCACTGAGTGCTGCGTATATGCGCGATCGGGGCGGGCATTTCGCTCAGTGTGAAAGTAGCCCGCCAATCCCGCGTTTCCGAACACCGTAGACCATACGACTCTCCACCCACCGGCGCAGCACCTACAAGTTGGGGAGGTCACGATGGCCACTAATGGTGGATGGGAGCCGACGAGCGACCCGTTTAGACCGGCAACAACTACCAACCGCCGACTCAAGCTCTTCCTCTGGGGCGACAGCGGCGTGGGCAAGACCACGCTCGCGCTCAGGTTCCCGCACCCTACCATCGTCGACCTCGAAGGCGGCATCAATACGGGGCCAGAACCTCGCAGTAGTCTCCAGCGACCGGTTGCGGCACGCCGAGACCCAAACGCGCTTCACGGTCGAGCGGGTCGTCGACTGCCGAGGTGCAGACCATGACTAGCTGGTTCCGTCCAATCGACGTTGGGGTTTGGGTCGACGAGAAGTTTCGACAACTCAGCCGACCGGAGCCGAGTGCGCAGTGGCTCTGGCTGTATCTGCTGACGGGAGAACATACCCAGGGGCTTCCGGGGCTGTACGTCGTCGGGCCGGCGGCCCTCGCCGAAGCTCTCGGCTGGTCCCTTGAAGAGCTCCGCCGCACCTTCGCCGAACTCGAGACTTGCGGTATGGCGTGTATTGACGCTGCCGCCCGTGTCGTCTTTTTACCGAACGCTCTGAAGTACCAGCCGCCACAGAATCCCAGTCAGATTCTCGGTTGGGGCAAAGAATTCAGCCGGGTCCCGAGCTGCGAGCTCACGAGACGATGGTTGCGAAAGCTCGTCGCAGTCGCCGCAGAGAAGGGGCCACAGTGGGTTGAGGCCGTAGAATGCGGCTTCAACACCACCGGCTTGGCGGTATCTCTTGAACCGGTTGAGATGGTAGGGTACATGGTGGACGGCACCGTGCGGGACACCGTGTCCGACACCGTGTGCGACACCGTGGGGGACACGGTGGACGACACCGTGCTCTCTCCCAATACCCATCCCAATACCAATACCCAACCGCACGGTGGGTCGGGCAAGCCCGACGACTCATCCCCCGGCCACGACGCTGTCCCGTACGCCGAGATCGTCGCCCACCTCAACGAGCGATCCGGCAAGCGCTACCGGCCAGGCAGTGAAGGAACTCGCAGGCACATCCGTGCCCGCTGGCGAGAAGGCCACCGCCTCGACGACTTCAAGGCCGTGATCGACACGAAGTGCGCCGAGTGGCGCGGCACCGACCTCGAGAAGTACCTGCGCCCCGACACGCTGTTCGGAAGCAAGTTCGAGGGCTACCTCAACAGCCACGGCCAGGCTGCCCAGAGTGGCGGTTACCGTGATCTAGACGCTGCGGACGAGGAGGCTGACCATGACCCCGCGTGACGACCACCTGAACGTACCCACGATCGAGCGAGCGCTTCTGGGCGGGATCATGCTGGACGGCCAGACGCTCAGCGATGTCCGCGGGACGCTCGATTCCGGCCACTTCGGCGACCCGCGTCACGGCACGATGTACGCGGCCATGCTCCAGGCCGAGGACGAGAGGACGCCGCTCAGCATGCCGGCCGTCAAAGACGTCCTGCAGCGCCAGGGCAAGCTCGCGGCCGCCGGCGGCGACCAGTACGTCCAGGAGATCTGGGCGCACGCGGCGACCGCGGCCAACATCGTCTGGAGTGCCGGGCGGATCGTCCAGGCTTCCCGCCTGCGCCAGATGGTGGCGGCTTGCCACGAGAACATCCAGGCGATCAAGGCGGGAGAGGTCGATCTCGCGAGCCTGGTCGACAGGTGCGTCGAGCGCGTGCAGCGCGTCGCCGAAACGGGTGTGGCCGACGGCCCGACGCCGATCGCCGGCGACGTCAAGACGAGTCTCGACGAGGCGAAGCAGCCGAAGCGCGGCCTCGTCACGGGCGGCGTCTCCACCGGCTACACGAAGCTCGACCGGCACCTCCGGGGTCTGCAGCGCGGCAACCTGATCGTCCTGGCGGCCCAGACAGGGATGGGCAAGAGCAGCCTGGCCTGGAACATCGCGGCCAACGTCGCCGCGAGGCCGGATCACTTCGTCGCTGTCTACAGCATGGAGATGACCCGGCGGGAGCTGGCGGATCGGTTCCTGGCGTCCCACGGCGGGGTGGCGGCCGACCGCATCGTCAGCGGCCAGCTGGATCCCGCTGAGTGGCAGCGCCTCGAGCAGCGGTGTCTGCGGGACCAGGTTGCCGACCGGATCCTGGTCGATGCATCCGGCACGGTGACCCCCGCGACGGTCCGGGCTCACGTGCGCCGGCTGATGCGCAAGCGCCGGGTCGCGCTCGTAGTGGTCGATTACCTGCAACTGTGCTCCACGACGCGCAAGGCCGAGAACCAGAACGTCCGGGTCAGCCAGATCAGTCGCGACCTCAAGGCGATGGCCATGGACCTCGACGTGCCGGTGCTCGCGCTCAGCCAGTTCTCACGGGAGGCCGCGCGCCGTAACGGCGAGCCCCAGCTCTCCGACCTGCGCGACAGCGGCTCTATCGAGAACGACGCCAACGCCGTGGTCTTCATCCACCACGAGGACATGGACGCCTGGCGTAAGGGCAGGTCGACCGAGGCCGTGATCACGATCGCCAAGAACCGCAGCGGCAAGACCGGTCAGTTCAAGCTCGCGTGGTGCGGTGCGTGCGTTCGCTTCGACGAACTCGATCCGGTGATTTAGCTCGGTGTGTTGCGACATGCGAATCGTTCACCCCGAAACGGAGGTCAGTCATGCTGAAGCGATTCTACTGGATCCTCGCGAACGCCCCGCTCAACCCGTTCTACGTGATCGCCGCCCTGAACGGATTCACGATCGGTCTGCTGATCGTCATGTTGAAGGAGTTGCGGTGAGCGCTATCGAAGCAACGAACGGACGCCCCATTGGCGGGCCGACGAAGGAGCAGTCGTGAGCACCGAGAATATTACTTTCGAGCGTAAGCGGATCGCGGACCTTACACCCGCGCCGTATAACCCGCGTACGATCACGCAGGACGCGCTCAGCGGCCTCAGGGCGAGCGTAGAGCGCTTCGGCCTGGTGGAACCCGTCGTCTGGAATCGTCGCTCTGGGCGCGTCGTGGGCGGCCATCAGCGGCTCAAGGTGCTGATGCAGATGGGGGAGACCGAAACGCAGGTCGTCGTCGTCGACCTCGACGAGATCGAGGAACGCGCGTTGAACGTCGCCTTGAACAACCCCGCGATCGCCGGCGAGTTCACCCCGGACCTGCACCGGCTCTTGTCCGAAATCAACGCGGCGCTGCCCGAGCTCACCGAGCTCCTGCGGTTCGACGACCTCGCTGACCAGACCCGGAAGCTGCTGGCCGAGCTCGCGCCCGAGGATGGCCTCACCGATCCAGACGATGTTCCCGAGCCGCCGGACGAACCGGTTACGCGCGACGGCGACCTCGTCATCCTTGGTGGCCACCGACTCATCTGCGGCGACAGCCAGGACCCCGCCGTGCTCCTGAAGCTAATGGACGGCGCGAAGGCTTCCCTCTATGCGACCGACCCGCCGTATGGCGTCGGGTACGACGGTACGTCGCATCCGCAGAACCAGCGCGACAAGGAGCGTGGCCGCGCGCGCGGCAGTCAGAACCACGACTGGTCAGACGACTACCAGGACCTCGACGCCTGGGATCACTTCGGCGATCAGGCGGAGTTCGAGAAGTTCCTGACTACGGCGTTCACCACGGCGCTTCCTCACCTACTGGACTCTGCTGCCTGGTACTGCTGGCACGCGTCGGCGACGCAACAGCAGTTCCTGCGGGCCTGGGAAAGTGCTGGCGTCCGATATCACCAGACCATCGTCTGGGCCAAGCCCTGCCTCGTCCTCGGCTACTCGATGTGGAACTGGCGCTTCGAGCCCTGTCTGATGGGCTGGCGGCAGGGGCATAAACCGGCGGCGTACCCCGTGCAGGACGAGAAGAGCAATGTCTGGGAGGTTGACTGGGAGGGCAAGGCCCGCTGCACCGATGGGGTGCACGCAACGCAGAAGCCCGTCCGGCTATTCGAGCTGCCGATGCTCAAGCACACCGGGCCGGGGGCCGTGTGCCTCGAGACGTTCGCCGGCAGCGGCAGCCAGCTGATCGCAGCCGAGCGCCTCGGGCGCCGTTGCTTCGCCGTCGAGCGCAACCCGCGGTTCTGCGACGTCATCGTGGCGCGGTGGGAGCAGTTCACGGGCCAGCGGGCGGAGAGGATCTCCCGTGCGGAATAGTCACTCCCCTACTGGATGCGATCTCGGCTGGCTCACCGCCGTGACTATCTCACGCCGAATAGTCAGACGCCCACGGATCAGCCCACGCGCCTGGGCGCGACGGAGATATCTCGAACGAGATAGTCGGCGGCACGCAAATCAGATCACGGGCCAGGAGGCCGGCGTGGATATCCGGCGCGAAATAGTCACTCGCCTAATGGATCAGCGTTCTGGCGATCCGCCGGACTTGGATATCTCGAACGGAATAGTCAGGCGCTCACGGATCAGATCGCGGCGCAACCGATCTCGACGACAGGAGGGCCGCCAGTGAGTCGCAAGGGCTACGGCCAGGACGTGAAGCTGCGGGCCAAGGCGCTCTGGATCGTCGGCAATCATACCGACCAGCAGATCGCCGAGCAGCTCGGTATCCCCAGGTCCGAGACGATCTCCGAGTGGCGGCGCCGCGAGGACTGGGACCGCGAGCGCGAGGTCATCCAGCAGGAGACCGACCGGCGCGTGACGAACGCCGTGGCCGAAACCATCAGCGAGATGAACTCCCGACACTTGAAAGAATATCAGTTGTTGCAGACCAAGGGCCTCCAGGCGCTCAAGAAGCTCGACCCGAAAACCGCAGCCGAGGCGCACGCGATGTTGGACACGGGCATCAAGGGCGAGCGGCTCGTGAGAGGTGAACCGTCCGAGGTCCGAGAGGTCCGCGCGCTGATGCAGGCCAACGTCCAGATCCTCGAGGTCGTGGTCGCCGACGTCTTGAAGGTCCTACTGGACTCCGGCCGCATCGACAGCCGCGGGGCCAGGGAGTTCGCCGAGATCTTCGCCGAGCAGATCAACCAGGCACCGTTCCGGTTCAAGGTGGAGGGCTGACGCAATGCGGGGGATCAGACACGGAAACCAGAGTTGCAGGATATCGCATAAATGCAGAGAACGACACGATCTGGCAAGGGCCGACGCTACGGGGGTGTGTCCATTTGGACACGTATATTTGGCGGTCTGAAACGTCACATAGAGGGTCATATGTGCCACAACGACTTACGACGGTCAGGCGTTGACGGCCGAGCGCAACCGTTGGGGATCGACATGGGCGTAGATTTGAGTTGTGGTGATGTACTCGTGCCGGAGGGCTTCCTGCACCAAACGGATATCCCCCGTATTGTTGTAGAGCCTGGTGGCGAAGGTGTGCCTCAGCGAGTGGGCCGTCAGGTGCCGCAGGATGCCGGCCTCCCTGAGCCTCGCTTCGACGATCCGCTGGACCTGGCGGGTGGACAGTCTCTCTCCCCTACTGGACCTGAAGAGAGGCGTCGAGGGGGGTGCGTCGTCACCCGGCCGACACGGAGCGAGACAGGTGAGACACCGGTCGCTCAAGGGCACACGGTCGGGATCGCCGCCCTTGGTCGAACGCAGGGTGACCGTCTGGCGCGACCAGTCGATGTCCCCGAGGTCGAGCGCGACGGTCTCTCCAAGCCTGCAGCCTGTCATCAGCATGAAGCCGACGATCGCCTTGTCCCGCAGCGAGTTGCGTCCTCTGTATTCAGCACACAGGACGGTCTCGACCTCGGCGTCGCTCAGGATGTCCCTGGGGACCGCCCGCTGGCGCTGGCACTTGAGCACCCGGGTCGGGTTGCGGCTGACGTACCAGCGCGCCTCCGCCCAGGCGAACAGGGCCTTGAGGGTCACCCGGTACCGGTTGACCGATGCCTTCGCGCGGCGAGCGCCCGTCGGGCCGATCTGGACGGCGCGGCTCGCCATGAACTTCTGCAGCATGGCGGGGGTGACAGCCTCGAGGTCCACGTTGCCAGCGAACGCGACGAAGACCCGCAGGTCCCGCCGGTAGGCTCCCTGTGTGTGCGGCGACCTGCCGTCGGCCGCCAGGGACTCCAAGTACTGAGCTACCGCTTCCTTCAGTTTCACGGGGGCCACCTCCTCTGGTGTGGATGGTTCACGGCTGTCCTCATTCACGCTCTGGGGGGACCCCCGTTCAAGTGATATCTGACGCGGTAGCAACGTGTTATCCGACAGGGAGGGCGATGACATGGCGAAGCGACCAAGCCTCATCCCCAAGGCGATCCGCGGCGAGAACGGCGCGTGCGAGACCGTCGTGCTCACCACCCCTTCGTCCCTACTGGAGAAGGTGGGGCTGGGGGCTGCCCCCGGGGACTTCGGCCTGCCCGACCTCCTTCGGGACGGCCTCACGGCAGTGGAGCAGAACCAGCTGCTGAAGACGACGGTCGAAACCCACCTGTACATCAGTAAGGACGGCCGCCGTCTGCCCATCGTGATGATCCCCCCGATGGTCGAGTTCGTGGGGGACCTGTTCTTCGAACGGGTGCAACAGGCCATTCTCTGGAAGCCCCGCGGCGGTGGCGGCTCGCTGGCGGCAGCCATCCTGATCTGGCTCATGATGGTCTATCGACAGAAGAGCTTCCTGGATATGGCCGGGTCCGGGGAGCAGGCCAAGCGCGTCTACGAGTACGTCTCGCAGTTCTGGTTCTGCGTCGAGGGACTGGCTGAGACCCTACTGGAGGGCGACCCGTTGCAGTCGGAGACGCGGTTGAAAAGCGGCGTCACGCTGTCGTGCGTGCCGGCCAGCGAGAAAGCCGCCCGCGGCAAGCACGTGGCCGGGTTCGTGGCGGACGAGAGCTGTCAGGAGGACCTCCGGGTCGGGAAGATCCTGCACGCGGCCGTCCAGGGGGCGCTCTCGGAGCCCAACTTCACCATTGTCCTGCTCTCGACCTTCCACGTCCCCTTCGGCTTCTTCCAGGAGAACTGGGACCTCGCCGAGGAGCGGGGATTCCACCGGTACCGGTGGGACGTCTACGACTGTATGGCACCCTGCCGGGTGGGCATGGAGGACGCCAGCGAGGACGACCCGCAGGCGCTGAGGTACTGCCAGCATGAATGTCCCCTGACCGAGGTCGTCCCCGACCGGGACGGCGAGGGCCTCGTGATCGGCGAGCACTTCGAAGGCTGCAACGGACGCGCGCGGGCAGCCGCCGGTCACCTGTCGCGCGACAACGTGCTCAAGGCCAAGCTCCTTAACAGCGGCACCGACGTCTGGGCCGTCGAGCACGAGTGCAAGCGGCCGACCGCGTCGGGGATGGTCTACGACGCGGAAAAGGTCCAGGCTGCAGTCTTCCCCCTATCTGACCTCGAGCGGCCCGAGGGCGCCGTCAGGCGTGCCGTGGGGATCGACTGGGGACGGTTCGCCGTGGCCGTCATGGCGGAGCGCGGCACCGACCACGTCCTGATCCCCGAAGGCCGCATCTTCGACTCCAAGACCATCGGCGACCTGGTCCAGTACCTCGTCGAGCTCCGCTCGCGTATCGGCGACTTCACGGTCTACGCCGACTCGGAGAACGCCTACGGCAATCTCGACTGCCGCAACGCCGGCTTCGAGGTGGTGCCGGTAGCGTTCAACAAGATGAAGGACGGCGGGATCGAGAACCTCGCCCGCTACTTCAACCACCAGAAGATCAGGATCGCGGACTCCGGCCACCTCAAGACCGTGGTCCGCCAGCTCTTGCGCTACCGCCGCAACGAGGATGGCCGCATCGTGAAGAAGGACGACCACGGCCCCGACGCCCTCCTGTGCGCGATGCTACATTTCCCGTTCATCGACGAGTTCGACACGGCGCTCGGCCAGATGCTGAGCGGGACGGACCGCGAGCGCCTCAAGGTCACGTCTTCCCTACTGGACTCCTGCATCCGCGACTACCCGCTGGAGGTCCCCGAGGGCCGCACCTGCTCGATGGGCGTCTCGATGGGATCCTCCGGCTTCTACGTCGTCGTGTCCCTGGTTCCCAACTACGACTACCGCCGGACCGACGAGCCGCGCCAGGCCCTGTTCATCGGGAAGGTCAAGGACTGGCCGGACCTCGACCAGCTGATCGAGCAGTACAACGTCCGCGCCTGCCTGATCGCACCCCAGCCCGAACCCCACCTGGTCCAGAAGTGGGTCGCGAGCTTCCGGGACGGGATCGCCCAGGTCGTGATCTACACCAACGACGGGATGAGCGAACCCGCGTGGGACCGCGAGAGCCGCCGGGTGACTGTGGACAGGACGTATGCCTTGAACTCGGCGTTCGAGGAGATCAAGTCGCAGCTGTGGTGGATCCCGGCCTCGGCCCGCCACGTCGACAACGGGGACTTCTACGCCCAGATGAAGGCCCCGACCCGCGTCCGGGACATGACCGACGGTAGTCTGCGATACCGTTGGCAGGAGACCGGGCCGCTGGAGCACTATCGGCACGCGCAGGCGTACGACCACGTGGCGGCTGAGATCGCTCGGAAGAACCCCCCGGCGTGTTGTGTCGGGATGGACGCCGGACCGCTGGAGAGCATGTTGCTGGGGGACTACGGGCGGCTGGGCGGGGAGGACTGAGCGGCGGGGGCGACCCGAGGGCGATCCCTTCCCTACTGGACTTCTCGCGCTGGCCATGACCGGCTCTCTGTCTGCAGCTTGGTTCGAATCTAGACAGTCCGCGCTGTTACGTGGTACTCTCCGGCCTACGGTCTGTATGGGGGAGGATGTACCATTGCGCGACGACCGCATTGATGACGGGTATCAACCATGAGGCAATTCTGTCGTCTCGTTGCGGTTCTCCCGCTCGTTGCCGCCCTCGCATTACCTGGCTGCTGCGACGACAACGACGAACCGACTCCGCCCGAGCCGGAAGTCGGTACAATCGTCGTCGATCCGTCTCCCGATGCCATTAACCCGCCGTGGGAACTACTCGGCCCGGACGATTACGTCCATAGCGGCGAGGGAGACGAGACGCTGGAGGGACGCTTGCCGGGAGAGTATACGATTACGTGGGTGGATGTGGATGGGTATATTACGCCGACGAGCGAGACGCTGATATTGGCGGTAAATACGACAGCGGTGTTTGCCGCGACCTACGAAGCCACAATCAACTACCTGCCGCGCGTGAGCCCTGACAACGTGTGGGAGAACTGCAGACTCGCCCTCGAGAACAAAGACACCGCCGGCTGGAATTCCGCAATCTCGGAGAACTTCGGTTACGTGCCTGATCCCGACACCGAGCAAATGTACCCCACCGTGGACTGGGCGAACTGGGGCAAAGACGCAGAAATGTTCTTCATCAACGGCTGGTTCGCCACGGATATTGAGATCACGGCGAATCTGCGGGACACCAACGTCAGTACGCCTCACGGCTCAGGCGGGGTCGCGGAATGGGAGATCATCTATTTCCTCAGCGTTTTGGACAACCCGTCCGGCGCGACGACCCGTTACCGAGCCAACGCCATACTCAGATTTACCCTCGAGGGTCCTTATTGGTGCCTCAGCTATTGGCGCGACCAGAACGGAGAGACTGATCCGGAAAATCCCGATTTGACACTCGAGACAATGGGCCGACTGCGTGGGGTATTCACGCCGTAGCCTCTAGTGCGAAAATTGCGCGACACGGTCGGACGAGAAGGCCGCATTCCAATATGCAACGCGAACGAAATTCTGACACGGTGCGGCCACGGCATTAATGTCAACGACGCCCATCGCTGACGAGAATATAATGACGCAAGGGCAGAGAACGAAACAACCCCACTATCTGCCACGTCACTATCTCCGCGGGTTTTGCAACGATACCTCACGCGAGCAGCTTTACGTCTATACGAAAGGTGGGGCGGCAATCTATCGAGCGGGAATCCATAACATCGCCAAAGAGAAAGACTACTACCTACCCGAGATCGAAGACGCTCTTGCTCGCTCGATTGAATCGAACGCGGAGCCGGTTCTGAAAAGAATACGAGCCAGAGAACCGTTATTGAATAGTGACCGAAAGATCGTCGCGGCGTTCATCGTCTGTCTGTGGAAACGCGTACCGAGCTACCGAGAGATAGTACGACAGCTCATTCCGAACCTGACGTGTGAGACGCTTGCCGGGATGCGCGAACAGTTTATCGACAGAGAACCGGACCTCGACACGCGCGAGCGAAACCGAATCGAACTCGAGACACTTGAAGCCAAGTGGAAAGACGGACCACCTGAAGCTGTAAAGGCTTACTTCGAGCAGCCGTTCACTACGGGGATGATCGAAGATCGCCTACTGGTTATGCATTGGTACTTCGCGGTGGCGGCAGGAGATACAAAGTACGTCACATCTGATAATCCCGTTTTTTTCTTCCGTGCCATCGGTCTAAACAAGCCAGAATCCGAGTTGTCATGCCCGCTATCGCGAGACATCGCGTTGTTGTGTACAGGCGCAGAGCAACCTTGGCGTCCATATGCGGAAGTCCCGGATCGCATAGTCCGCGAGTTCAACCGCCGGAGCATTCACAACGCTACGCGCTACGTCTACTACTGCGAGCAAGCCCAATGGCTCCAGAGGATGATTGTGAAGCCGAGGATACGACTGAACCGAATCATGTCGCAGGCTAAGACGCTGTGACGGTTTCGAATTGCAAGGGTGGCACCAGGCCGACGTCACCGGGGTCAGATAGGGATCGTTCCGTTCCCGGCCGTATCGGCGGGTGCGGCCAGGGCCGAAGGTCTTCGCTACTGGACTCCTCGCGCCCCGAGGTCCAGTAGGACGGGGAGTACCCGGGCTCGCAATCGCCCGTTGACACTCGCGGAGCGATCGAATAGCCTCCCGTAAGTCCAGCGCTCGACCGGCGTCTCCCCCTCCTCCCCCAAACCCGGTCGGACGCTGGATTGCTTTTTCGCCCCTATGAGACTCCCGCGGCGGCTGTCCGCGACGGAGAGATTCTCGGATCTACTGGACCCCGAACGCGAACGCGGCGCCGTGCTCGATCGCCTCGCGACGCCCGGAACACCCCCTATTCGACGCCAATACCCAGGGTGCGGGAATCAACGCCACATCGCGGGCAACAGGGCGGTCGCCCAAGCGATTATCCAATAGGGGATTGCGCGGCTCACCACCCTGCCGGCCGCAAACAAAACGCCCGTTCTCCCGATTCCCGGAAGGGCCGGAAGGCGGCGGCGCGGGAGATTCTTGTCGATGAGCGGTATCGATCTCAGATCCGCGAAATCCTAATCATAGAGAGCATTTATCGACTGTTCGGAATTGATATCGTCGAAACTCGTCATTTCCAGGTTGATCGGGCAGTTTCGTTGCGGGTATCCTTTCTGCGTGCGGGAGGAGGTCAGCCCATCGATTCCATCAACGGATTGGATACCGCGTTCACGGTCTGCTGCGGGAACGGGCGACGTGTCACATGATTTTCTGGCAGATCGGCGGACAGATTAAATAGGCGCTACAGGCCACGGCCGGATGATCCAGACGGCGCAGCAGCGACCGAAAGTTCAAACGCCGCGGCGGCGGAAGTGGTATAATCATGGCAGCATCGGAAACCGGAGGTGACGATCATCCCGTCGTTATTCAGACAGAGTGACGGTTACCGACGCGGGCGTATTTTTTGCCACGGGTCTGACGGCGTGCACTGTCGCCATTGAGGAGGAGATCTCTCAATGTCAGCTATATCAGTGACTCCGCTGTTGTTCGTCTCAAGTACCCGTCAAATCGGTGAATCCGTGCTGGTTCCGCATAGGATGAAGTGGAGTTACGTCATGTATAGGGAACTGCGGATAAAAGCAATCTATGGGTGGTTGTTTTTTATTGCAGCGGGTTTCGTAATACCGAACCAATCACAGTGCCAAGGATCGCCAACTCTCTATCTCTCGTGGGATAGGGTTTCCTATGTTGAAGAATTAGTCGTGTCCGCTGATACGTCGGCTACTTGTTTTGTTCTCGTTGACATAGGCACACTTCGTGAATTCGTAGGCTACAGATTTCAAGTCTTAATTACAGGAGGTCTCGAAGCGACGGATCATTTCGCTATTCTAGACGATGATGTTGCTTATATAACCCCGCCCGCGAACCTACTGCCTCCATTGTTTGAAGTGGAACTACGCCAGAATGGCTGCCCAATTGCTGACGGTCTAACTTGTGTCGCAGCGATCAATGTGAATGTTGACGCAGAATATATAGAGGAGCATCCCGACCATTCGATTGGAATGCAGATATTCGACATTCTATACATCCCCGAATACGAGGTCAATTTAGATCCTGAAGACTGTCAGCTTCTCGTATTTATCGGAGCCTTTAATAATTGGTGTGGAGTACGCGTTCGATCTAGCAGTACTCCCGTCCTTCAATCAACATTCTCTGTCGTTAAGAGTCTTTATAGAAAATGAGAGCGAGCATCGTCTCGAAGCATAAAATTGCCAAGTCGAGAGCCGTTCTAGAGTACAGGTGCGAAGTTGATACACTATTGCAGCAACACTAGAATTCATTTCACACCCCGTTTCAGGGTAACAAGGTCACAAGCAACGTGAAAGAAGCCCTGGTACGTTTCGATCAACCTTTCATGCCGCACCAACAGTCGGCGGAACGCGCCGAGCCACGCAAACGTCCTCTCGACGATCCAGCGATGGCGGTACCGACGCAGGTTCCGACCATCCTGTTGACTGGCTCGTTTGTGCGTCGATCGGGCGGGGATGTTCGGCTCGATACACCGCTTGTCCAAGTCCGCGCGAAGCGGGTTGCTGTCTTACGCTCGATCCGTGCTCCGGGGGAATCGAGGGTCGACCGGCTTCGGCGAACTGGAATTCCCCTGGTTTCGTAGACACTCCTCAGCCTATTGCTGAGGCGCTCTCGAACGCCTCGGGACTGACGTCGCCCAGGTGGCTGTGACGACGCCTCGGATTATAGAACATTTCGATGTAGTCGA